TTCATAGGACCCTTACTTGTGACACGATCCCAAAACCCTTTTTTATGAGCGCTTAACAGTGCTGTTGTGATCACAACAGCCAAAACGCAAAATTGGGGTTTTAATTTGATACCAATTAGCAAAAGAGAAGCGTCATAATGCTGATATACCAGCATTATGACGCTTCTCTTTTTATCTACCGACGTCAACTTATCACCCGCACGGTAGTTATACCATTAAGGGTAGCATGCTATAAATGCCATTTATAAGCCATTTCTGAAAAAGAGAGATTTTTAATTTACAAATCGTGGAAGAGCACAAATTAATTTAATATTAGCCCTTTTTTGATGTTTTGCTTTTTCCACTATTATATACCAACTTATTATCTTAAACACAAAAAAATCCCCCACGCCGAAACGCAGGGGAAATGTTGCAGAGTGATCAAGATCCACAACAAATGAAAATCTCTATCAAGTTATAGCCAGTAGTTATTATAGCACTATTTTGCCGCTTGTGAGGCGGATTCTGACGCCGTTTCAGTGTCAGATGATGCAGAACTATTCACTACAGCGACTGTAGACGTGGGTGCTTGTAATTCGTCAGCGGCCTGATTAGCGGTCGCTTCAATCTTACTTTCCTCATCACTGTCAGTCGTTGGTGCCGAAACTGTTTGAACGTCAGTAATAACTCCCAGCATACCAAGGATCGTTAATACTGTGTTGATAACAGCGACAATGGCTGACCAGTCACCGGCAAACTTAATGCCAAACATGGCAAAGATTTGTTGAATCAAAACGATCAGTAACGAAATAATCCCAGCAATCAACTTACCATTTAAGCTTCCATCGGCATTCTTAAAACTAATTTTTTTCATTTCCTTTGGCTTCCTTTTCATATAGATGTTTAAATTCAATGTCATGACCATCTAACCGGCCTTCTACCTTAATGACCCGATTTTCAATCGCGTTCATTGCGTCAGCGTTTTGCTGTCGTACTTTTAAGCTTTCATTGGTAAATCGGCTAAGCCGCTTTCCTAAATCGTTAAGTGGGATGCGGACCGTTTTGTTTAAAATCCAGTTAGCTAACACACAAACACTAGTGACAATGGCAACAATGGATCCCCATTCATCCCAACCTAATCCTAATAGTGTATGCAATTACCGCACCACCAATCGCTGGCCGGGATAGATAGTGGTGTAAATCGTCTTGCCGTTCTGACTAGCTAATGTAGTCATGCTTAGGCCGTTACGCTGTGCGATTACCCACCAGCTGTCGCCAGACTTTACTGTGTAATACGTATGACTAACCAGCTGACCAGAAACTCGCTTCCCGTAGGCTGTACCGCTGGTGACACCTAGCTTGATAAAGCCGTACAGGCCGTTTGAACGGGTGTAACGTGCCCATACGTAGTCGTGTTCAATAATTACCGCATTGTAAGTTACACTCTCACCATTGTAATAGGTAGCCACTTGACTAACTTTGTCACTATCCGTGTAACGTACTGCCAGAGTACGATTAGGATAGAACACCCCTCGCTGGTCATATTTAACGACCTTAAAGGTGGCCTTCTTAGCTGCATGGGCCTTCTTAACGTTGGTTTGAGCTTGTTTCTTGCTAGTAGTTGTGTAGCCCGATTTAGTGATCCCTGTTAAATCGACATTGCCATCTAATCCGCCTGCTTTATACATGCTAGTGAATTGGAAGATAGCTACGCCGTCCATGCTAGGGAACCAGTTGTAATCAGGACTAGTTCTAACCAAATAGTCCGGATACTCAGCTAGCCACAAGCAATTACCATAGGCTTTAACAATGGCGCTAGTGTTAACGTGGGCGTTTAAATAGGCCTTGCCGGAATACAACATAGGTGTATAGCCAGCCGCTTTAATTAACTCAAATTGAGCTTTAATAACATTAGTGTTGGCTGTCACGCTATTAGAAGCACCGTCCTCATAGTCTAGTGCGGCAATACTACCTTTGGGCGTCCTAATTCGTGGCAAGTAATAGGCCATCATCGCCTTGGCATTGGTCATATTGCCACCAACACCGTCCCATAAGTACGTGTGCGCCCGTTTACCAGCCTGCTGAGCCGATTTAACTTGACTAGCATAAGTGGTCTGAGGGATATTAGTACCGCCATAGAAGCCACCCGCCTGCGACAGTACGAACTTATCAGTACTATATCCAAATGTCCCACTATTGCCGTTGTACTTAGACCAGTCGACCCCTGTTCACGACTAGTTGAAGCCTGACTGTTTAAATTGACCATTAAAAAAGCCATAAAAATGGCGCCCACCGTTAAGATGAGTGCCTTTAACTTGTGCTTATTCAATTATCTGCCTCCTGATTTAATATATCTTTTGGCGCAGGAGTCCGATTTGTCTCTTGCTACTGTGCTTGATCTGCTGCTGTCTGATAAGTAGCCTTGAGCATCTGTAACCCCAGTCGCACCTTGTGGTCCCAACCGCATCACCTTCTCTCAAATTTATGCAAAATAAAAATAATCTCAATAGTACTATTAAAAACGCCTTATAAAGCCTCAAATTTATAGCCACCTCGGCATACAAAAACTTCGCCATTTTTGAAAGTGATTGGACTATCAACGGAATTTATTAAATCAAAATAAGCCTTTTTATAGTTCCGATAGTGCCACTTAAAACTATTGTTATATTGCGTTCTGCCAATTCCGAAATTTGGATCATAAAACATCGTGCATTTATCGTTTTCACCAATAAATTGCATGCAGTTTGTGCTCGAAACTGTTTTATCTCCGCCGTCGATGTTTGAATCAAGATTATTTATCCATGTACGATGGTCATCATCATCGTATGCAATAAATTTAGATCTGAATCTATCAACCAGTTGAAATTGTAGAAATGAATAACCGCTAATTGTAAGGTCTTCGAGAGCGGTATATTCAGCCTCAATGTTTATATTTCCACAAACAATGGTATACGTTATTTTTTCTTGCAAAATTTCTCTTCCACTACCATCAGCTTTTTTAGTATTTGTTCCTTGAATCAAGTTTGTAACGATTAACTTAGTTTCGTAACCATTAACAATTTCGTTTCCCAATTCAAATCCATCTACAAATACTTTGCAGGCGATATTTCTCGCCGTAGCTGTTCCACTATTGGCATTATCATATCCATGCCAGCCGCCCGTGTAATGTTTTGAATCAGGTTGATCTCCATTAACATTGTTTATTGCTCTCAAAGTATTAATAGGGCTTACATAATCTGTATACACATTAATATAATTTTCTTTTGTACGATCAAAATCACTATTAACCGATTTTCCAGCATTATCTAAAAGTGATGCACCTGAAAACTGCCACGTTTTGTTTACTGATACTCTTCCGAATACCAATTCCAAATCTTGAGTGGTGTTGTATTTACTCAAAATTTCAAGCCGATCATCAAATTTTCGATTGAACATTAATGGCTTTATATTTCCTACTGTATTCATTACAGCTGTTCCGTCAAATGGTTGCTGAATTGTTGCACTCGGCGGATTTTCTGCCGTACTTGTTACTGTTACAAATGCTGTTTTTGTAGGTGCAACAGCTTCGACGTTAACCCATTTCCCAATTTCTCCTCCTTTTAGAGTTAACAATTTATTACCGGAAGCATCCCAAAAAACACAAGTTGCAATAGTGCTTGTCGAACAGACTGCATTAAAAAAAATTTTATCTCCAGCCGTAACATTAGCTTTAAACGATTTAAATCCCTTATTTTCGTTAAAAGTAGCATTAATTGTAGAGTAATATCCGTCTGAAAATTCACCAGATAAGGGGGTTCTGTAACTTAGCTTATTTTCAGTTTTCTGCATGAAATCTTTGATCGCTACTGGATTACATTTTTTGACTACTGGATTAAAATCAACTTTTGATGATACAGCAAATCCCGCCACACCTCCAGGGATTGAGAAAACATAATCATTATAAGTTCCGGTAACTCCGCCCAATAAATGGCTATGATATTGCGTGCAAGATTCATCTTTAAAAAACATAACTACGGCGACGGTGCTGTCCGTGACCTTTGTGCTACAAGAAAATAACTCACCGGGTTTACATGCGCTAGTAACGCTTAGGTAACCAGCGTTATCGTTAAAAGTCTTATTAAGAGTTGAATAGAATCCCGATTTAGTAATTACGTCTAATGTGTCATATTCAAATAAATTTTGTTTAATTGAATCATCAAATTTTGCTGGTGATATTGATCCGTCTGCAATACCAGTGGATTGATAAACACCAAAATCCTTCCAAGCACCCTCAACGTAAACATAGCGTAATCCTGTATCCAAGGTCACAAATAAGCCTGTCGTTCCCGTTGGGTATTTGGCTTGTAATGCCGTTAAATTATCAATAAACTGTGGTGATCCATCACCGGGATCACCCTTGTCACCTTTATCGCCCTTGGCAATCGTGCTGGCAGCATTATTCATTGCTTTAACAAAATCATCAAAAGCAACTGTTGTAATAGTCGCTCCCGAACTATTCTCGATGTTAGCTGTTACTATAAAGTTGAGTGGGTTGCCACTAGGATAAATACTAGTGCCTTGGGCGTCCGTCACCCAGACTTCTAAAAAGTAACTACCGGTTGGAAAATTATCCAGCGTGTCTTTGTCAAAGTTAAACTTGAATTGGCCAGTTGGTAATTTGGCCAAATTATCGATACTAATTGGCTGTTCACGTAAATAGCCGCTACGGCTACCAATCTTGGCAGTAATTGACTTCGCCGCTGTCAGGTCAACCGGTAGGTCTTCGTTTTTACATACCAGCGTAAACGTGGTTTCATCATCGCCAACTTTAATTTCATGCGTTGTTTCATACGCAAAGTCAAGTGTCTTTGTCATTCCATCACCTCCTGTTATTCAGTGGTTGGTGCCACGTAATCCTCACCAGTGATTTCTTTGTATTGATCGGCTGTCAAACCGACTCCCACAAACACCTTATAGTAGTTAGCGTCATTTTGACCCCAAGATTTGAATAGTTGGCATTCTTCATAAACAGTCATTATTTAGCACTCCCTTTGCTTAAAATTGCAATCTTTGCTTCTTGATCCATGACTAATTGTTTCAATTGGATAATGTCTTTTTCCTGTTGCATCAGTAATTGTTGCTCAGTTGTGGGTGTTGCCGGTTCCTCTGTTGGCGCCGTGTAGTCTGGATTAATGACAATCAAATTTTGATTTAGTAAATACCGCCCAGGCTGAAAGTTAACCGTAAATTCGTCCGGAATTGTTCCCGTATAATCGATTCCCCCCGTCAAGCTTCCAAAAGACGCATAGCTCGTAATTTGTTGTTGTTGATCGACTAATAGCTGCATCACGTTACCCCCTAATTCCTTCGATTCGTTGTAAAACTGTATCTGTAACTTGAGTTGAATTTCCTGGTGACGGATTAAATAATACTTGAGAAATAGTCATACTGTTGCCATCATCACTCTGGTCTATCGTAAGCTCAAGTGAACGGGTATTTTTACCATCACGAGTTTGACCGATTTGTGTAACATAACGCGTTTTACCATTTGTTGCTGAAGTTCTCAGGCGTGTTTGACCTAATACTGTATTCACAAAAAATTGTAAATCATCAAATTCATTGACAGATGATTTTAAATTAACTGTATCGCCAAGTTTAGCAGCGCCTTCCCACAATTTGACCGGCATAGCAGAATGAGGAGCCCGCCACTGGCCCTGATATTTTTCAATATAGGTTAGACTACCAATAAACAGCAAAATGCCATAATTACCGTCATCGGTAAACACAGCTACAATAAATCCATTAGCATATTCATTATCCATATGTGGCAAATTATTTTCAGTGCTGTGGTAGTGATACAAACCGCTTTCATTAATCGCTTGAATATCATTATTTGGCACGGCTACCGCATCCTTAAAAGCGTCCCCAGTTAGTAGCACATTACGCCCATTAACCGTTAGTTGATCGGTGAAGTTCTTCGTCCCACCAATCGCCATTTGGTTACCGCTAGTCATGACTAATTTATCAGTTGCGTCCTTAATCGCTCGCGCTAAGGTATAAGGATTGGTTGGATTGCCATTCTTATCGATGAGTTGATCGACATATTCTTGTGTCATTTACTAAAACTTCCTTCCTACACTAGCTTTCTTTGATTTGGATCATAAGAAATTACCGTGTCAAATGGAGCCAATTTAGTGTCTAAATCGCTGGTTTTGACAATGTTGCCAGCCTTAATTTGAACGTTCAAATTATCAATTGCGTCTTGAGCATTCTTGGCAGCGTCTTGGACACCCTTGACTTGGGTGGCGAAATTATTTTCTTGTGTTAGTAAATCTTTGAGACTAGCATCGTACTTGGCTTGAACGTTCGCAACCAAAGCATCATAATCGCTGAGATAATCTTTACTATTAATCCCCATTTCAACAATGTTTGAATCAACATGAATGGCCACATCAACGGTCGTATCGACTTGATCGCCACGCATTAATTTGAAAAATGCTTGTTTGTAATCCCCCTTAACCGTAAAAGCTTGCGGCGGGAATACGTACCTAAAGATGCCGCCTTGTGGGTCTAAGACAGTTCCACCGTTATTATCAATAATATGAGTATCGTCAGCTTTGACCCCTTCAAACACGACGTTAATTCCAGTCAGATCATAATTTCCACCATTAGAAACCAGCTTCACGGTAACAGCCTTGAGGCCACCATCGCCAACCCTGGCATAAATGGCTTGCTTGGTCACTTGGTTATCTGGTACTTTAGTAATGTCATACACTAAATCTTGGTTTGCCATTTAGTTCACTCCTATCCATAGAAATAATATAGTTGCTTGGCTAATTCTTGGGCAATAAGCTGATGACCAACACTATTCGGGTGTAAGCCTTCTGGCATCATTTTTTTCCGAAAGGCTGGGTTCATCGGCTGAAATAATGCCGGTTGCATGAAGTCGGCGTATGGTAAATTCAAATCGGTGCAAGCTAACTTTTGTGCGTCCATGTAATCATGCAAATCCTTACCTAGATCATTTTTGGTGCGGTCTGTCCGTCGAATTGTGGTACCATCAACCGGTACTTGAAGTGTCGCTGTCATGACAATAATTTTAGCTTGTGGATTAAGCGAGCGAATATTGTCAACGACGCGGTAAAAGGCACCAATGTAAGAAGTCTTTTCATCGTCGGACTTAGTACCGACGGGAGCATTTGATAACCAATCATCATCAGTTCCTTGAATGATTACTAAATCGCAGCCAGCAATTTGCTTACTCTGGGTGTAAATACTGTTATCCCCATTATTCATCATATGAGCACCGTCGGATGAGACGTTATTAATCTCGGACCCAGAAGCCTTCACTAAAATATCCCCAAAGTTGACGTCAGCAAGATGGCCATGCGCGACACTATCGCCGATAATGCCAATATTTTTAGCATTTTTAACAGTAGTAGAGAGCACCAAGTAATCCGTGCTAATTCGGCCCGCATCGTCAACCGTGATGGGTCGTTGCCATATCTCAGTGCTCCCTTTCAGATAGTTAATTTCAGCCATCAGCCGGTCACTCATTGAAGCTTGTTGCTGGCCTTGTGAATCAGTTCTAAACGCCAGCACTTCTTGTGTAATTTGAAGTGGTGATAAGTCAGGCAAAACAATTGCTCGTATTTCTCCCCATAGCTCGTTTTTAAACGCTTCAAGCTGTTCTGGCTGGATAATTAATTGATTGACCTCTTTTTCTAAATCATTAACTTGGGACTTGATTGTCTCCCAGTCGTTTTCATTTAAAGCATCTTGAATTATCGTAAAGTTAGATATCAGCATTTCCCGTAGCGGAGCATCATACACAGCAGATAATTCATTAGCGAATAATTTAATGCTCATTCAACCGCCTCCTTCTTTTGCCACGCCACTTTCCCGTCATTATCAATGGCAGGTTCCCATACCGTTCCATCTGGTGACGTCAACTGCCCAATTAAACTTAGTCGTTGGTCCAAGTCATCACTAGTAACTAACTCTGGTTTATTGGCAATCTTCTCCCAGCTAATTGGAAACTGCATTGAAAGAATATTAATAGCCTGTTGCACCGTCATTTTATCCATTCGCGGCACCACCCAATGCATTAAGTCTTGCTAGTGTACTCGCATCAGTAATCAAATCATTGCCGTCTACAGCATCAAGCCCGGCCTTTAGCTGTGCGATTTGCTTACCAGAATCACTATGAGCAGTCTGCAATCCCGCGGTGATTTGTGTAAAGCTTTTGGTCATATTGCCAAATGTCACGCTAGTCGTCGCTGGATTAACCAAATCAATCACGGTTTCACTGATTCGAGTTTCAACATCAACACCATTGCGATCCCGAATATAGCCATAATTCCCAACCCCACTGTTATTAATCATTCCAGATACCGAGTTAGTCTTGAAATCATTCAATGTCGCAGTTCGCTGAATCAACGGCACATCTTGTAATTTTGATTTCAAATATGCCAATAGGGAATCACTATTCGTGAACCGCTCATCAGAAATTGGCTCTGCATCAATTACACCCCACGTTGTTGCGTTAGGACTCGTGTACTCAGCAGTAGCCAATGGCTTTTCCTTGTCGTCTAACTTACCTGTACCTTTAATATGCGTAGCAATCGTCGTGTAATCACTCTCATCTGTCAGCGAGCTAAGATTCAATCCATCTAACCAAACGAAAGCATCACGCTTACCGACTTGTTTATAAATATCAATGTGCTTGCCCGTACTAGTCCATTCGAAATTGAAGTCCGACATCAAAGTGTTTAAGAATAAATCAAACGCTAATCCAGTACCGAAATCTTCAGAAAAATCATAATGATTGAAATCATCATGAATTGTATAAGTAAAACCAGTGCCTTCAGTAATTAGCTGCATGCAGCTATCGAGCGACTGAGATCCCTTTATACTCTTTTCAACGTAATGGTCGTTTAAATCGTGCGCAGAACCTAGAAACGTTGCTTTGACATTACGACTACCACCGATGTTAGATCCATTCATGGTCTGAATACGATAAGCTTCGCCACTATCAGAATCTAGCAAAAGCGTGCGTGGTTGCAACATGCCTACAGCAGACGCATTCGTACCCGTGTTAATGAACGTCAATTCCAACTGCGCCACTTGATTCACGGTTTCAGTCAATTGTGCTGAAATTGGGATAACTGGTAGTTCGTTACCTGTTACATCACGTAAATAAAACACTGCCACACCCCCTAAACGTAATAACGTGTATCAAACTCCAAATCATAATTCGTTGCACCCGCCACCAGTAATTCATTAATCCCTTTGACGTAATCTAAATAGGCATGATTCCCCTTGCTGTAGACATTCACGCCATCCACAACTGGAACCATGCCATATAAAATTAGAGTTTGGGATTTCTTCAACGCTTGATTTAACTGAAACACTTGTCCCGTAGTTTTGTTAGCAATCGATAATTGACTAGCCACATCTCCATGGAAGGTTAATGTGGCCGTCTTGCCATCAGCCAGCAGCGGAATTGAGCCACCAACAAACACCTTGACGTCACTTTGATTGGTGAAACGATACGGCGGCAAACATGCAAACGGAATATCAAATCCTAATGGAATGTTATTCTCCATGTTAGCAGTAGTGTTAATCGTCTCACCAAATCCACCAGTAACAACTAGGTTAACTGTGATATCCTCCGTCATAATAGGTGACGCTTCATAAGGGTCTACATTAAAACCATCATCCGCATGGACTGGCCAACGAATCGATGGAATGACGCTACTAACAACATAAAAATCTTCGTAACCACGAAATAAATCAAACAGCTTCAACCGCATTAGTTCTTGGTCAACTGAGTCAATTGTTTTAACGTCAAAAACTAGTGGTATCTTGCGTTCACTCGTGTGTGTTTCAGATGAAGCTACATTGTACTTACCAACTGACGTGTAAGTTCGAGTGAACGTTGGTGCAGGTGGTGAAAACTTTTCTACTTGAATACCCAAATCAGATAGCCAGTAATTACTGCCATCCTGTTGAATCACTTGAATATCTAACTCCATCTATTTGCCTCCTCTCGCTCGATCAATGACAACATCTTGGCCCAGAGCCAGCTTAATTAACGGATACTGGGCATTAAAAAGGACGCCATTATCTAGTTTGGCAGTGATGTTAACTGTCTTGCTAGTAATTGCGTCCACTAATGACTTGACCATGCCTAGTACATCGGCAGTTCCGTTCGCCACTGCACCACTGACCGCGACGGGCCCACCGTTCTTAGGAGCATCTACGGGAATGGTACTCTTTAATCCAGCGGCTTGTTCCGCACTTGTAGCAACAAAAGCCTGCTGACCAAATGACATCTTGACAGCTTGGTCCGTTAAATACTTGCTGTAATTCGACTGATCATCCGGGATGTGAATCTCACGTTGGTTATGCTCGGAAACCCAAGCAAGTTGTTTTTCGTAGGACTCACCGCCCTTGTCAAAACGACGATGACCGCTTGGCGCCCAACCGCGATTCCACATCAAATCGTTGTACCAGTTTGAATCGTTAAATAACGCCAATAATTGGTCATAACCATTAGCACGGTTTTCATGGCCTTTAACCGCGTAATACCGGAATGTTTGTCCGATAAATTGAAGTAACCCCTGAGCAGGGTCAACACCAGTATTGACATCCACATAGCCATGTTGAAATACTGTTGGATTACCGCCGGACTCGTGATTGATGGTATTAAGGATTTTCTTAACGCCATCTTCAGGCATCGATACGTGCATAGCAGCGGCGGCTCGTTTGATGTACGGAATCCACCGTGTTACACCAGCGCCACCCGGATTACCAGCACCCTCAATGGCTAGTTTCTTTAGCCAATTGGTTTGTTTCTTTTCCCAGTCCTTAGTATCTGGGCCAAACTGGTTCTGTGAGCCACCCGGAAATAGGTTCATATCAAAACTTGAATCTATTAATTTTTCCCAGTTCTTAATCGGGTGCTCCATGAACTTCATAGCATCACCAAATAGGTTCTTGATCCAATCAACGATGTTACCACCAGAACCAGTCGCAAACATCGGTAACCCCATCATTTTAAGGAATGGTGCCGCTTTTTCAGTATCCTCACCTGAAAAGACTTGAGCACCGACAGGCAAGTGGGTCACAGTTGGAACAGCCGGTGACAGTCCTAATGATCCATTACCGTAATCAATCAATTCTGGCTTATAACCATCACCGACTATTGCAGTTTCAGGACTTGTGATTTTACCATTAGTACCGGTTTTATGTGGTATTCCTGTCGTTATACTTAACTTGTTTTCAGTTGCTGTGTAAGAACTCTTGCCACCAACAGCTTTAGACAATGCATTAACGCTAGCTCCACCTTGATCGAGGTTATGAGCCACACCCTTTCCAACTCCGCCAGCAGACTTCAAGGGGTCGGCAGCTTTCTCAACTAGGCCTTGATTGAATGATTCCATTGTATCGTTACCAGCACCAACAGCTTTTTGCCCCAAAGTCATAACATCTTTGATGGTTTGAGCAGTCCCTGTAACTGAATTAATAGGCACCTTTTTCTCACCGTTGATACCATCGTTATAACTATCCATGGTCTTACGGCCGCTTTCACCAATATCAATATTAGTCTTCCCCTTAACCATCGCTGCTAATACTTTCAAGTAGTTTTCAGTTGAAATTTTTTTATCAGCATAAGCCTTGTTAAGGGTATCCATGGTCCATGACCCTTCGCCAGTGATATTGATTTTAGCTCCACTCTTTACAGCTGACTTTAGCTTATTCAATGCAGATTTAGCACCAGGGATACCCAATTCAATACCAGTTGCTAACGTATCAATATCTTTTTGCCCAATCTTTTTCAAATCGTGATCAAAAATATTAGAAATTGCTTTACCGTAACGTGTCTTTAAACCACTCTTGGTAATAATTCCAAGATCCAAGCCTAATTTGAGTGATTGAATATCGCTCTTACCCAGCTTAGATAAATCCTGCTTAAAAATAGCAGCATATTGTTTGCCATACCGGCTTTTCAACTGAGAATCAGTAATATCACCACTCTTGAGCCCTTCTTTTAAGGTTGCTATATCAGTTTTTCCAAGTTTTGATAGGTCTTTAGGAAATAGACCGGTAATATTGTCTCCGAACTGCTGTTTTAAATCAGAAATAGTTACGACTCCATCGGCTAACCCTTGTTTAAGGGTATCAATTTCTTTTCCGCTCAGCTTGGACAAGTCTTTCGGGAAAAGGCCAGTAATTGTATTTCCAAAAACGGGAGCTAAATCTTTCAAAGATAAGATTCCCGTTGAAAGACCTGATCGAAGTTCTTCCTGTTCAGAATCGGTTAAATCACTGATATTCTTTTTGCCGTCATCCTTGAAGCCGGTTAGAATTGAATTGAAATATACTTGTGCTTCTTCATAACCCTGTTTGCTACCAGATTTGACATCAGTCCAGAACTGTTGTGCAGTTTTATATCCGTATTTACCAAGAGAAATGTTTGCAGCGCTATCAGAAAGATCAAGTCCCCATTGCTTAGCAACATTGGCTGGGCTTCCCAAAGTGCCTTTATTCAAAGACTTAACATAATTATCATGCGTTTTTTCAGCACTTGCGGCCAATTTAGCACCTGCTTTTGTTGTCTCTGCCAGCATATTATCGGCATCTACCTTTGCTTGTGCAGCAGCAGTAGAGTCAGACATCCCCATTGCCTCATATGCTTTTTCCTGAGACTTCTGGAACTTAGCCATATTCTTTTCAATGGTCCCATGCGCGTTGACTTGATCATCAATGTACTTCTGATTGTCCTTCTTATGATCCGCAATCCACTTAGCTGCCGATTCTTCGCTGTTGCTGACATCGTCCCAATAAAGCTTTTCCTTTTTGCCATTCTCATCGGTAATCGTTTTCGTGTATTCATCATCAAGCGTTTGCTTAGTACGCAAGCTTTCACGACCATTGTTGTTATACGCATCGCCGGCCGCTTTTTCAGTTTTGATGTATTCCAGTGAGGCCTGAGTTTGCTGCTTGTTACGTTTAGCATCCAGCATGGCAAGTGCTTGGTCGTATTGGTCCTTGCTAATTTGGTCATTTTTTCTTAACGATCTCAGCTCAGACAGACTCTTCTTATAACTATCACTTGCCTTGCCATAAGTCTTGGAATATGCCGAATCTGCTGACTTGACGTCCGCCTTATACATGCCATCCGTGATAGTGCCATGTTGTTGAACGTAGGCTTTATATAATGCTTGCTGGTCCTTATAAGCCATACCAAACGCGGAGACTTGCGAGTCAATGTAAGCTTCAGCCTCATTTAGCTTGGCCTTTTGAGTAGCAGACAACTTAGAGAAATCACCGTCAACTGACTTTAAAATGCTCTCCATCGTTTTTTTAGCTTTTTCAAGCTTACTAGTTTGCCCATCAGCCCGCTTATCAACGCCCTTTTCAACTTGCGTTACCCAGCTATTGCCAGCACTTCCAAAGCTTCCGGATAAGTCGGATAGTGCATCCATCCCGGCCTTTTTAGTCTTGGAAAACTGTTGTTCAACCAAATCAGCCATCTTACTGTATTTAGTAACCACATCACTAGATAGCTGTTTAGACTGCTTGCCTACCGCGGTGTCCAACAGTGCCATATCATTCTTGGCTCTTTGATGTAGTTCGTTGAATGAGCCAATTGCTTTTTGCGAGTTTTGGCTGATATTGGCACCATACTCGTCCATCGAAGCACGTTGACGCTTCAACTGGTCACTATGCTCCTTGCCGGCTTTAATCGCAAAGTAAGTTGCTGTTCCCACAGCCGCTACACCTAACACGACCGGGGCGGCAGCTGCAGCCAATGCACCTAATCCGGATACTGTACCTAGTGCTGAACCACCTAATCCTAGCAAAGAAGCTGAACCTGCTTCAGCACCACCACTAAGACCAGCAATGACAGTACTGGCCGCACCGCCATCTTTAACTAAAGTGCCAAATAACGGTGATAGTTTAGCAGCACCAACCAATAGTTTCATAGATCCACTAGTTAGTAGCCCTACACCAGAGGTCAATTTCCCAAACATGCTAATCAATGGACCACCAGCTGCAACAGCTAAGCCTGTATTAAGAATTAGCTTCTGCGTTGCCGGATCTAAGTCGCTAAAACGGTCTAGCATATTCTTTAACTCACGAATAATGGGCGTGAGGGTTGGTAGGAATTTCTGCCCAAATTCAATCTCTAAAGCGTTTAAACTAGATTTAAATTGGGCCATGGTGAACTGACTCGTGTTACGCATTGTTTTGTTGTATTTATCAACGGTTCCATTGCTGTGTTCGATCTCATTAGATAACGATTTGTACCGATCAAGATTAGCGTCCATCAAGGTCATACCGACCTTCATGTTTTCCTGACCAACAACGTTGTACATAAATGACTGGCGCTGCTTATCATTCATTTTCTGGTAAGCACCCTGCATTTGTCCAAGAATATCAAAGACGTCTTTCATTTTGCCTTTGCTATCGAATACTTGAATATTGTATTTCTTTAAATCCTTAGCTGCTTGACCTGTCCCTGTTCCAACTCGTGTCATCAATGATGACAGCCCCGTACCAACAGAGCTAGCATCAATGCCAGCAGACTTTAAGCGCCCTGCAATTGCCATAAATTCATATGTTTTAACGCCCATGGCGTGCATTGCAGCACCAGCATTACCACTAATTTCTTTCAAATCGTCTAATGACATGGCTGACTTATGGGTGGCTTCAGTCATCTGATTCATCAAGCTATTACCATTCTTGATTACAGTACTGTTTGAACCCAAGTTCTGACCAAATTGTTCAAGCATAGAAGCGGTCAGTTTAATAGACTCCCCAGACTGATCGGAATTAGCGGTCATAGTCTTTAACAACTCTGGCATCATTCCCATGGCTTGTTTGACATTGTAACCATTAGAAACCAATTCAAACATACCATCATTGATTTCTTTGGTACCAACACCAAACTCTTTGGACCATTTTAATGTGTCTGAAGATAGATTCTTCATAATTGAGCTTGTTTGGCTAGCAGAGTATCCTTGTGCAACAACTTCCTTACGGATATCAGCTAATTGATATTGATAATCGGAAGCGGCTTTAGTTGCTACACCCAGTGCTGTGACAATAGGTACCGTAAAACCAATAGTGGCCTTACTTCCAAGAGAGCTAATCTTTTCACCAGCATTTTGTATCTTAGTACCCATTATCATGGCTTTGTCAGCTGCGGCAGCCATTTCAGGTGTTAATGCACCAACACCCTTTTGCAACTTGCTTGCTGACAAAACCAGAGCTTGCTGTTCACGTTCAAGGGCAGCATATTTACTTTTAGCTGCTACTACTTGAGCAGAATTATCACCTTCTGCTCGTGACAGACGACCAATTTCACCAGCTGTTGCTGTCATCTCTTGTCGGTTAGCTTGCAACTGCGCTTTATAAGAGTTCAACTTAGAAACTTGAGAAGACATGTGCAGCCCTGCTTGTTCTTGAGCGGCTGATAGCTTACTATAACTGGCTGCAGTTGTCTCTAACCCTTGATTCAACACTTTTAAATTGGCAGCTGCTTTCGGGCTAACATCCACGTTTTTAAATGTTCGCTTAAGAACTTCGGCTTGTGCAAGTGCCTCTTTAGCGATTAAGTCCACGTTAATCTTGACACTACCAGCAATATCAGCCATCTACACACATCCTTTCTATATTTTCCCTTGCTCCCGTAACTCTTTCATCCGTAACGCCTTGTGTGGCATATCTAAATTAGCTAGCTCGATAGATAGTTCATCTGGTGTCAGCTTGCCGTCGCCATCGGTGTGAGCTTGCTTTAATCCATAAATCAGCTTCATTTGTTTCAGATAAGTTTGCGTATCAGCATCCATATCATCACTAACCTTGGCCAGTCGAAATCTGACAACTTTTTTAAATTGCGTATCTTCATTCAGACCATCTAACATTGTTGTAAATCGTTCCCAACTGAGACTATCTCGGTCTAAATCGATACCATATTGTTGTTGGAACCCAGCTTTGATTAACGATTCGTCTTCATCAAAATCAAAAGACCGCTTACCAGATTTGAGCACCTTGGCTCGAACCCGATCGCGGTCATTATTGATTTTTTTATTAAATATTTCAGACAGTAACTGACCCTTATCCTCAAAACGTAGCTTGCTCGTATCGTCCAATACCAGTGCTTTTAAGCTGACTTCTACACGCTCCGGTATAGTGAGGCCTTCATCCCGGATCGCTTTAAAATAGAGCAACACCATGCGAAATGAAAGGTCTAAACGATACCGATGTTTCCGAAACACGATGCTGTTAGTGTTTATATCGGTAAAACTCATTGTTCATTCTTCCGCAATTCTGTAATGGACTGTAAGTACTTGTCGCGATAATCGGAAATATCTGTATGTTGTTCTACGTTAACCATGATTTGAGCGACAACTTTAGCAAATACCACCATGGAATCATTGCAAGTATGATATAGTTCCTTGCCAGCATCCTTACCAAACATGCCATCAAGTAATTGATAAAAGCGTTCCTTAGCTTCAAGCTTATATTTGTTCTGAATATCATCATACATTCGTAAATAGCGTCGTTGTAGGACTTGTTTCTTATGATCTAACGCCGTCATTGGTTCATTAATCATATCTTTTTCCAATTGAGCTTCTTTATCAGTTAACTCAACTGATCGATGATGTAACTCCTGCTGTAATTTCACCTCAGCCATTTTAATATCATTATATTGATCTGTAAAAACAGCAAATGATTTATCAGCAAAACTTGCCGTGTAATTCTTATCACCAATTTCAAACGTCATACTGTCACTAGGAACCTCTAATTTAATTACATCACTCATGCTAGTACCTCCTAATATTTTTAGTGCTATGTATGGCGGATTACTCCGCCACTTGCCTACATACTCTTTACGATAGCGCCATCGCTAGTAGGCAATGATTGAACATTTGATGGCGTTGTTATTTTGACGGGTTGCCGTTGTCAGTTGGCATATTGGCTTTAACGCCAAGAATAATCGCATTTTGACAAGGTGTTTCAGCTAATGCTGCTTTCATTGCCGCTGCATCATCAGCCTTGATAACAGTTGGTGATGAATTGTAGTTCATCGTAGTTTTAAAGCTCCCGTTGTCATCAGCGGCACCACCACCATCGTCAATATCGGTAAAGGTACCCATACCTGATTCAATCGCGTTAGGAGTCAGCGAACCATCATCCTGCTGTAACCATTGCACTTTGCGGAACATCCGTTCACGTTGACCGCCGGTTTTTTGCTTCATATCAGCAATATCATCTTGAGCCGGATTACCAATTGAACGATCCCCTGAGATATCATAACTAGAAGTAACACCAGTAACGGTGTTGCGTTCTTGGCCACCGCCATTCATGTAAGCAGCGGTCTTCTTTTTATCAGTATACTTAGGCGTCACGGTTGTAATCCCATCCGCCAGGTATAACCAGGTTACGGTCTTATCAGCTCCGGTCTTGCCTACCCAGTACTCGTCCAGATAGTTTTCTTGGATCGATCCTAAGACATTTTTGTCATTCGGGTCAGTTGTTGGTGTTGTAGTATCAGCCATTTTGCATTCCTCCTAAATTAAATAATTACTTGTACACTAAAAGCGCCTTGATAGACACCATACTTTTGAGCATCTTGACCATCGTCATCCTGAACAGTGGCTAGAAACTCCGGTGAGGTTGTCATCTTAGCGCTTATGAATTTGAAACTTCCATTCTCACTTTTGATTGATATCGGCGTTGCATTCTCCATGATGTCCATAATGGCACTGAGAGTGTTAATACAAACAATTCCGTGTGGATGTTTAGCAGTGATTGCAAATGCAAAACTACGGCGGCGGCGACCGTCATAATATCGCGTTGCCGGTCCAGCAGGCTGCAATGTATAACTCAGTGACATTCCAGGAGCATAATCGTTACCCAGCGTTAACGTATCAAACAGCTTAACGTTAGCACTAATATAATCAGCAACCCGGACATCCAAATCAAGGTCAACTTGACTCACTACGTCGCCCCCAATCCATGTGCCACGAGTGCTGCCCAATTGTGACCATTAACCAAATAGGCTTTATCAACCCAACCCTTTTGCGCTAACGCATGCTTAGTGTGGTTATAATTCAAAGGCCGATTCGTCACTACTTTGTGATAGCCTCTCCGCTGACCCATTGTATCCGGTGCCTTCACCATTACTTTACCACCGTACATATAGGCCGCATACGGTTCTGTCCAAACAATAGTAACGCCAGTACCGGTTTGAATTCTCGATACATGGCCAGCTAAATCACCATTTAGAAATGGCACATATTGGTCAGAATCATGCACAATCACATCTGCTAGTCGGTTTGTCAGCACATTAAGATTATTCAAACGTGTAACTAATGGTGACAAGTCTACTTTGTTAGTCATTGCAGCACCCCTTCCCAATGATGAACATGCGTACCGAAATCATAAATAGGATCAAGACTCTTCACGATTAGCGATTGGTGAGTACTTTGTACTTCAACTTTGTCGTTAATCTTGGGCAACCTATCTAGTGGCGTCGAGTTAGTTGAATCCACAATTAGTGTATAGGCCCCGGTGACAACCTGTGCACTAGCATTACCACCAACGGATTGAACCGACACTGAGGTTGCAGGTTCGACTCGTACATGTCTAATCGTGTAGTCATCAGATCCATTACTATCTGAGCTTGTAATCCATGAATCCTGTTTGGCTTTATTAGCGTCGTAGGGTGTCACTTTGATGGCATCATCTAACAACTCGATGGGAATTGGATCAATAATATCATCCATTTAATGCACCCCACGATACAATAGGCCAGTTGGTCGTAAGTAGTTGATTGCCGCATTGGAGCGTTGTGCTGTACCACGTGGCAGCGTTGTGGGCGCTGACTTATCATAACTAAATTTGCCTATCGTTACATGACTAATCCCTTTAGCCGATTGTTTAGCGTTAGCTAGCTCTTCAACCCCACCAGAATCAATAAACCATTCAATCTGAGCGCAGACAGCCTTCTTCACGTTAATTCGGTCAGCCTCAAGTGGCAAATCATCAAGATTATGCGAATCGAAATAATAATTTGCGTATTGATTGACCATCTCTTCGGCTCGCATTTCCAAAGGTTCAAAATTTATAATTACTGGTAATTGCTCGCCAAAATAAGTGTTAGCGTAAAAATCTTGATCTACTATCGGCATCTAATCACCTCTAACCAGCAGTTACATTGGCACCATCAGTGGTTGCTGCAGCTTTAACATTTTGTGGATCAGCGGGCTTGGCAGCAAGAACCGTAAATCCCAGAACATCTACCTTGTCACTCACTTGGCTACCGTCCACATAGGCAACCTGATAGTCACCAGTAGCGACAACTGTGCCAGCTGCTAAGCCAGTAATTGCCACACTGGTTGCATCACCAGTCGCAATTGCCGTTTCGTTGCCCTTTTGATAAACATTCAACACTTTAGCCATTCTACATTCCTCCTAATTTTAATTGCCTACTTTGCTGTGATCTTCGCACCGTCATTCGTAGGCATTACTTTAACATTAGACGGTGGCATTATTTTGACGGCGTATCAGATGCCACAGCTTTACCCTTATTGGATTTTTTAACCGTAGCATCCTTAGTGCTGGTTACGTTTTGGTTAATAACAGTACCGCCTTCGACATCAAATGGATTAATGACTAACAACTTAGTGTCATCATAGATTGCAACACCATAATGTTCATCGGCATTAAACTTAGTGATCTTATGATCCATATCGCGACCCTTTTCAGAGAGAACATTCCGCTTCATGTAGGTACGCATTGCACCCGGCTTAACTGCCACAGCGGAACCTTCTTTGATCTTACGTGACCGCACAATTTGCCATCCGAGTAACTCACCAAATGTGCCATTAATCAAGATGTTGTCGCCTAAATCAGTTGCTCGCGTCCAGTTCTCAGCAGCAGCCTTACGTAGTTTATTGACATCTTTAGGGTTCATAAACAAGACGCCGGTGGTCGGTGAATCATCTTCTACCGCGTATTCACTCGTATCATCATTAAATGCAGCTTCAATTGCATCAACCATATCCAATGACGTAACATCAACGCCAGTACTTAGCGTAAGCCGTGCTTTCATTGCAGTAGCCAAGATGTCATTGTCAATCTTAGATGCGATTGCCATCGTAATTTGTCGCTGACCTTCGCCTACTGGATCTCCGTATCCGGATAGAGCGGCTTCGTCAGTAATCTTGACACCTTTACCTGCTTTCTTAATCGTGAACATGTCGGTATCTGTTGCTAGGCTGGCATAATCAATAGCGCCACCTTCATCGACATCCGTCGCATCTCCGATATACTTGTATCGAGGTACGGTTACATCAGTGCCTGGTCGACCTTCAAGTGTAGTGTCAACAGGTGCAATAGCACTAAACCGGATTGCCTTAGGCAATTTAGCGCTAATCATCGCAGTCATAACTTGTGGATCAATCAGGTTATCTAATACAGTTGTTTCATCTGCCATGTGTTATTTCCTCCTAATTATTTGTTAGTTTTGTAACAGCTTGCTTGTAAACATCAGGGTGCTCTAGTTTAAGTTTTGCAGCTTCACCGTAGCTAATCTTTGACAAATCTGGCACCGCAACGTTACCTTGACCACCGCTAAGGTTCTGACCAGCAACGGCTGTTCCTTGTGCGGCTTCTGCACCTTTAAACGATGGGTTCCGTGCCAAAACACCTGTTAATGCCTCATCGATTGTTTTAACGCCATTAGCTTTATTCACCAAATCGGCCTTAGCGAGTGCCAATGCGTCACCCAAATGGTCAGCATCAACACCCTGCTTAAGTGCAGCCACTTGTGCTTCTGCATTTTCAGCACGACTGGTTTCCTTTGCTAATTTACTGGTTGCCTTGTCTAGCTCACCAGATTTCGCTTCTAACTCACTCTGATTAGCCGCCACATCCTTATTATGTTGTTCAACAACCCCTTTCAAGTCATCTTCATTATCGAATCCAAGCGATTTCAATAATTCAGTACGTGCGTCTGCAGCCACCTGCTCTGTATCAATTGGCGTAGGATTCGGTACTGGATCAGTAGTCGGCACTGGTTCAGGTGTTGGAACTGGATTACCTTCTGCCATATTTATTGCTCCTCTCTAAATTAAGGTATAAAAAATAAGCCTTTTAACGCCATGCTAAGGGCACTACTGTTTTTCTCGATTGTATTGACGTACTAGTCCATGCTTATTAACAAACTTACGAGTAACTGACTGACGACGTCTCACTAATTCTTGTGCAGCCGTAACATCACTTTGATCGCCAAGCTTTTTAGCTGCTATCAGTTTACGTTTAGCTTTTCGCACCTCACGTTCAAGTCGTCGCTGAGTTTGTTCTAATTGATACCTAACAGCATTATCATCATCTGACTGCTGTGGCACTGGCATTGAACCGTAGCCTTCGATATATGGAATCGTATAATGTCGGCAATTAATGCCCCCAATGCCAGTAATCGTACCGTATCCCGTTGTTGATTCGAAATCTGGATACTTGTCTGTATTACCGTCCAAAGAATAAACATGGTCTTGATACTGTAAGTGGCTTGGCCGACAACCAATATGTGAACTAACTTTAACTAACGAGCCATACTGACGATACCTAAGTAACTCTGTATCATTCGTAGCACTATTAATACTTGAGTTAACCACTGTCCGCACATAGACATCTGGTGACCATTTTCGACCAGCCTTATCAACGAGTGCGGGTACACCTTGTTCTGCCCATTGCTCACTAGCTTTAGCTATTGCTTTGATGGCAGTTGTACCACTATCAATTGACCGCTTTGCATCACCAACAATTCCCCTAAACATCTGATACGCATTAGCGCTCATATTACGTCTAGCAAGGTTCAGATAATTATCCGTCTCTGTTAACTGGTCATCAACAACTTGCTTAAACTGTTGCGTATCCTTGATCGAATCCACTTGCTTTCCAGTAACCTTTTTAAGCCACTTTTCAGCTTGTTTGACATTATCTTGACTAATTGTACTAAGTCTTGTGTGCAATTGCTTAGACGCATGCTGTGTAGGCGAGACAGTTATTTTAGCAGCATATTGCCTAACATCATCTGCATGATTAAGTAATTCGTTTACCCATTCATTATCCGTATCATCATGTTTAGATGCTTCATTTCCTATTAGGTTGATAATGTAAGACCAGATCAAGTCTTCAACATTAGCATAGTTGTTAGCATCTTCATCCGAATAGTCTGATAAATCCCATGGTTTAAGCATCATCCTCACCATCTTTACCATTACCACCGACAACATCTTCAATTGAACCTTCAGCATTTGCTGTTTCTGCATTGATTTGGTCAAGAACCTGTTGAGCCTCAACATCAGTAATTCCATTGGCGCGTTTAATTGCTTCTAGTTGTGTCATGACGGGGTGATTACCATTCGCCTTCATGTAATAATCCAAATTGTCATTCCGGTCTTTAGCAATCGAATCATCAAAGTTAACAGAAATATCAATATCTGTTTGGCCTGAATATTGAACATTGGAATCATTTTTAGCCAGTTCCACAATAATCTGGCAAATATGTTCAATTGCTTCTCCAATCAACGTTTCATGACTGTTTTTGGATTGATACGTATCACTATTCTCACTGATTACCGCTGTCGCTGTGATAACACCCTGTTTGCTGTCAAACGTAAACATATCTGCGCTGAAACCAATTTGTGAAGAGTAGAAATGCAACAAATCATTGATGCCAGCCACAATTGCTTCATTTCGCAGTCCTAATGTAATATCAGTCGGTTTCACTGACTCACCATCACCGCCACTCATTGTCGTGTTGTATGCCATGTAGACATCTTCACTCCAATCAACATAATACCGTGTTTTACCGGTTTGTGGGTCAACTTCACGTTTCAATTGATTTGCTGGTGCGGCAATACGCCGTTTTCCTTTGACAAATTCTTGGAATAACAAGTCATAGGCTTCATCTAACTGGCGCAATGTGTCTATAGCGTTAGCGTAGATAGGAATGCCCAATGGACTGTCAATGTGCAAGTTATTAGCTAAATTTGGCTTTAAATAGATAAACGTCGGCCGTGAATAAAGCTTTTTGGAATACCTAGTTGGCTGCGGTGACATGTTTTTGAACGCATCCGGCAAGTTACTCCAATCATCAATCTTCACACCCAAATCATCATTGCTGTTGGTCGTACTCTTGTAGATCTCGTTAGTCACGACATAGTCTGTATCGGTTTCTTCATGCCATTCCAATAACGTATAGTAATGGCTGTCACTCATGAACTTGGAGGCAATGACAGCTTCGCTGACACCATTAGCATCTGACGTGATTGGATAGAATGCATCAGCAGTAGCAAATCGAATCTTAACTTTACCACGATCAGTGTACAATCGGATAACAACGCCACCAGTTGCGAACATATATTCTAAGTAACGTTCAAAATTGTTATAGAAATGATTGTCCTTCAAGGTTTGCTGTACGAACTGATTCTCAATCGTTTGATAATCATCTGGCGATGAAGGATCATCAGGATTCTTCGCGTTCTTTGGGCTAACAGTAATAACAGCCTTTTGATTGAATACCAAACTTGCCATCTTCTTGGCTGCAACTTGTCCCATGTTTAATGACATTTTCTGACGATCTAAATAAGAATCGTCGGGTAACTTTTTGTGTATTTTCAACCATTCCGGTGTTGACTGATAAATGCTAAACCACTTAGCAATCAATCCATACTGGTCATCATCCGCCATTACCTTCTTATGGTCAGTTACGCTTTGCAACTCAGTAGCTAATCCCATTTTGACTAACACCCCCTTTATCCAATCATGTATTCTGTTAAACAAGGCTAGTAACCTCCCTTGTATTTCTTCGTAAAGTAATTAGCAGCGTACCGGCACTCGTCCATTGCATGGTTATTAGCATCAACCGGCTTACCAGTTGTTTCATCACGTACATACATACCAAGTTCTTTCACAAAATGATAATTGTCATAGCTTTGACTCGACAATCCACTATCCGGTGTATCAACTAAGACAAACTGGCCATCTGCAATCAATGATTGTTGCCGCTGAATGCCGACTTCAATTCCTTTAGAATTACCAACATGATCATGCCCGTTGTTATCCGCCTTACCAGCTTCAACGCCAACCTTAATTAGCTCTTGTCGTAATGCCAATGAAGCGGGATCCACTAACACCATCGAGTAGTGCAGTTGGTATGTGTTAACACACCACAAAATAAATCTTCTTAATTCTGTGGCATATGTGCTCATTGCCTTTGTTTGTCCGGTCTCCGTACCACTGTGATAATAATTGGCAACACGGTTTAGAACAAACTTAAAACGCCCATCAGGTTGCCGGACACGGGTAACAATATTGCAACTCATTGTTGTGGCATCATCTTGACCAGCATCACCAGTAAAAAACATTTCTACTGGCTGCCCAATTAAGGTATGGTTAGTCATACTGTCTTGGTCAAACTGGTCATAGATAATTCCCTGTGGCATGACTCTTAATCCTAACCAATCACGCTTGTACAGATATGGATTTTTCTTTAGCTGTGTCTCCATCTCAGTCAAACGCTTGGTTGTCATTACTGGATTATCAGACATGCGCCAATGTAACCAATGCGCATCGCGCTCATCAAAAAACTTGATAATTGGGTCTTGTGGTGCCGGTGGGTTAAGATCAGCAAGATGATAGCGATACTTAGCTGCGGCCGTTCGTCGAAACGTTTCATCAAGGAATTCATGGTTTAACAAGTTGATTTCAGAATACGCAACTGAACCTAATGACATACCACGGATAGCATTGGCACTGTTTGACTTGGCCCCGCCTTTGAAGTAAATCTTCTTTTTCCCGCTCGGTAGGTCTAAAGCTAAATGATCGCCACCACGATCACGTCTCAAATGACTAGCACCATCAAATATATAGGCTAGTCCCATGCCGTCGCCTTCGATAAACAGGTTATAAGCAAGTTCCTGGTTATAGGCACTAACTAAATGGTTCTCGTCCGTTGTTGCCAAATAAAACAGTGCTAACCGGGCATCATCAGCTGCTGTCTTACCGGCACGAATTGAGCCCTCATTCACATCAAACAGATGGTCGAATGGAGAAAAAATAAACGTTGCCTGTTTCTTACCATATTGAATACTACTTAGTGGTGTTTGCATCGTCTTCTTCCTCCTTAGGTACTAACTGTTGTGCTCCTTTAGCTAAAGCCTTAAGCAATGGATTTACATGACCAACGCCTTCAAGTTCATTAGCCTTATGACTACTAATACGTGCCTCAGCCTCCGCTTTACGAATTTGAGCTTTAACTAGCCTATCATCGCCCGGATACCGCTTAAGTATCTCCTTGACAGCACTTATCCGGGTCTTCAAGTCTGCCTCCTTATGCTTCTCGTACACACCGTCAGCAGTGCCAATATAAACCGTTTCTTTAGTTTCGCCTCTAGCGATACTAGTAAGCAACTCAACGGCTTCTGTGGCGTCCATAATACGCTTGGAAGCTATCTCGGCCATTCGCTCATCAATATAAGATTTAATTCCAACATTTTCCAACAATTTGCTAGATTGTGCCTTTGCATAGTTGTGCGAATAACCAGCTTCAATAGCAGCTTGATAAGCATTTCCAGACTTGATATACTCGTCGGCAAACTTGCGCTGTTTTGGCGTTAATTTACGTGTCATTACATACCACCACACCTCCGTTTTTAAACCAGTCGAAATCGACGGGTTTGGAATTAACTTACTATTTCAAAAGTTCGTCCATAATTTTCTGATCATAATAAGCAGCCCGACGTTTATTTGCTTCATTTAAGGCATCATCGATAACCTTTTCCATCCGCAGGCACTCAATTAGCTCATCACTCTTTGGAACATTTGCAGGTATTTCCATACTGCACCTCCTTATTTTTATCCAAATTAAAAGCGCCATGCTGTTTAGCACGACGCTTCTTGTCCTTGTACCACTTATCTAGACGGGAGTCAGCCTGAACCCATTCAGGCGGTTCGTACCCGTATTTGCTGTGAACTGGTCTTGACATGACACCACTCCCGAATTTATGTAAAATAAAAACGCCATAATTTAATATGACGTTAAAATCTTAATCTCCTGATTTTGCACGCTTCCACTCATCCTTGAAATATGCTTGTCCGTCTTCAACTGCTTGATTCATCATTTCTGAAATATACTTGTCCACCACAGTTAAATATGACGTACTTGATACTCTAGGATCAATCTTTCCGTTTTTCAGTCCATAGTCATAATATTCACTAATATAGTGCAATTCCCCAAATAACAACTCAATTTTATTAAGAAGTTTTTCATTGGACTTTGTGGGAACGTACAATTTTATTAAATAATAGTCTTTTTTTATATTGCTCATTATTTCTGTTAATTCTGAATTCAAAGATGGTTCATTATCAACCGCAAAACGATTATACAAATACATATAATTCGATATCTCTTCTATAAAGCGTGCAACTATAGGTCTAACTTCTGCCATCCATTTAATACGACTCTGAGATACCAGGTCTGCTTTAAATTGCCGGCGTCGATCCCAAGCGTTAAGAGTTAATGTTGCTATTGCAAGAATCGAAGTAATACCAATCCAGTTAAACTTTCCATAATGATCAATAAAAAAAATATTAAACACTTTATTTTGCCATATACTAACAAGAATCATTTCATTAAAATTGCAAATCATTCTCAGCCCCTCAAAAATCCCCCATGGATTAAATGTTAATAACCATCCAAGGATAGCCAGTACAATTGTCGCCCCAATAATTTTATCCAAATGATTTTCTCTATATTTTATCATGTTTCCTCCAAACTACTCTCACTATACAAAAACTCCCGCTAAAAAGCGAGAGCAGTTTGAAAAATTTTAGTTTGAGCAATCAAAGAAATTCGTGAGTATCTAGGCTGCTAAACTAATAGACAATGCCGGCGGCAGAGAGGAGCGCATCACCCCTTATAAATCCGCCGGCTACACAGATAGCTGGATTTGAACCAACATAGACGGTTTTGGAGACCGCCATCTTGCCAATTAGATCATATCTGCTTAATAATGGTACTTAATTCAGTTCTGTGCGCATAAACTAATCCATATTGACAATGATCACTGCTGGACCATCAAAGCTAAAGACTTTCTGGTCTCCAACAGTGATTTTTGCTTGCTCCTCTAACTGTAAGCTAATGGTCTGAATACCTAAGCGAGATTCTAATTCCTTCGAAAGCTCCTTAGTTGTCACATCCTTTAAGTCCATTATTTCATCTTTCTCTCCTTAAAATTAACGTAGCCTGCTGGATTAGAACCAGCGACAACCTGATTAACAGTCAGGTGCTCTACCAACTGAGCTAAGGCCACATGAATGCTAGACGTACAAGCTGGGGTGGCTTACCTAACATTCGATAATACTAATTTACTCCCCTTTTTGACTCATTTACCGGAATCAACACGGAAACTTGTCGGAATTTACTCGGAATTTTGTCGGAGTAAATTTAGCCCTCGTCGTAGTGAGCAATAATCTCTGGCTCATACTTTTTAACGATCAGGTCTTCCACGCCATCCGGATATATCTCAGCGAACATTAACTGGGCTTGTTTCAAATACTTATTAAATGTTTTGTCGGAGATATTCAGGTTAATCATGCACTTAGTTTTTGAATACCGTTTAACATAGAGCAGCATTAATAGCTCTGAATATTTCTCCGTTTCTTCATCAATTGTAACAGCTTCAATGACCTTGACAACTAAATTAGCCATAAAATCATCGTTAGCTTTACTAACTTGCTTGTCTTCAATATGGTTGCCATAGCTAGGACTTTTAGGCATTCCGTCCATTGCTGGACTTTGCAGGTTGAAATTAACCCTGCGAGCTCGTAGTCGCCACTTCCAATAGTCTTTTAGCACCCGTTCCGCATTAGCAATTGTTCGTTCTTCATCCACGTCCTTAAAAATGCTCTCCATCACTGCCACCCCTTGTTTTGACTGTGCTATAATTAATTTTGTAGGAATCAATCGTAACGGCGTCAGTGATGGCGGCGCTTTTTATATGTTATACTAACAACGGTCATTCGAGTGGTCCTAATGACTAGCCGCCTTAATTGGTGGCTTTTTTCTATTGCCATTAATTTCCAATAGTATTAGAATTTAATGGCACGCATGTGCAAGCCAATGCTCACTACAGTTGTGAATAGTAGTGAGCTTTTTTGTTCACCCATGACGTTGTATAACCCATGTCAGCAAGAGCGCAATAACTACATAAACAATGATGACTCCTAGCACGATTGAACCAATCCAACTAACTAACTGCCACGGGGTTGCGTTCCATATTACTTCAAATATCTGTTTCATTTGTCTTCCTCCTGTTTACGTTTTCCGATAAAAGGTGTAGATGTGAATACTTTTCCTAGAAACACTTTAAAATCAGCCTTTCAGTAGTTCCGGGTTCTCGTGCACGTTTCCAATAACTTCAAATTGATTACTCCAAGAGTCGTGCAGGCACGGTTCAATTAAATGCGGACCTGCCGGCTTTAAAAACACACCCGGTCTCCCAAACAAATCTTCTGAAACAATTTCATTAATGCTTGGCACCATAGTTAATTCACTAACGTTGGACCACGTTTTAACAATATCGCCTTCATAAATTTCTTTGCCGTTCACGTCTTTCAGGCCGGTAAACTGTTCCAAAATTAAGCCGTCACCGTCATAAGAATATTCAGTTGAACCTTCTGAGCCTCTGCCATCTAAATAGCAATGAACTTGAGCACCCTCAATTGGTCCATCAAAGCTAATACGATAAACAACTAACATGCGTTTTTCTTGTTTGTCCCACGCTCTAAACTTAATCATCGTTGCCATCTCCTAGCCAATAATCAGTACCAAAGTAAGGCTGATTTAAATGTTCTATCTCAAACAATGCAATCATAATCCCGTCTTTTATTTCTGTGTCGCCTTCTTCTTGGCATCTGATAGCATCATTATTTAATCGCCTGCGTAACTCTATCATCTCATCACTCATTTTTAATCCTCCCTGAACGCTTCAAACGCCCGCTTGCGTTTCTCGTTAGTTGGTTCCTTGACAATTATCATGCTGTGATTTCATCGCTTTCTCGGCATGTTGCTTCATGCGCCGGTGCTTCCGTTTAATCGTTGAACGCTTCTTAGTGTGTTTAGGCATCTTCGTCCTCCGTAATTTCATCTATTTCTACTCGCGGATTTCGTTTATCAACTGCAAATTCGTCCTGAAATCCCGTGATATGCTTTCGATTGTCGTTGCCTAAAAGCCCAGCCTTCATAAAGCCGTCAAGCACAAACTTTTTAGCAAACGCGATATTGTCCGCATCTTTTCGGTTGTTCTTTGTGTACCACGTAAATTTAAGCTTGCAAGGCCAATTAAATTCAACTCCAGAATTATGACTAGCCCGCGCATATACACTACATAAGGCCGTGTACCGCTTCTTTAGTTTAGCTGCGGCGTATCTGTTGGCCCGTTCAGCCTTGATGTATTCATTTAAACTTGGTAGTTCGCCCTTAATCACAACTTTGCTCATGCTCGCGGCACCCGGCTAATGTAGTAGCCACGGACAAGTCCATTCGATTGACTCGCCTGCTTGATTGAGTCAGCTGGGGCCTCAAGCTTGTCACCTAAGATATATATCGTTTGACCCGTGATAACGTCGTCCGGATCGTTATACTTCTCAGCCCGCCAGTATTGGTTACGCAAGCGAAGGCTGTATTTATGCACAAGGTGACTTACCTGCTGGTTAGTAAACCCCGTCCTTATGGCTAGGCTTCTAATTGTGTGACAGTCATCATGGTAAGCGCGGCGAATGGCCCTGATTTGCTCGCGTTCCTCAGTCTGTGGATTGGGTTGCATACTGGCTAGATAGGCCTCATCATTCCATGGCTTAGTCCCAGGCTTCACAAGTCTAACTGGAAACGGCCATTCACCAGATTTGTAGTTATGTTGCGCGAGCTTAAACATTTCCGGTTCTGTCCCCATTGCTAGTGGGTGATCGATATCGGGTAAATCAGCGTTAATTACTAGCACCTGTGTTTCAGTCATGCGCTCACCTCCGTTTGCAATCCTTGTCTAGCTTGCTCTATATCAATAAAATACTCGGCTGGCTTACCCCAACATTGGGTCAAATCAAAATTTAAGCCATCCCGCTGATATTCAATAATTAAAACCTCGAGTGCAAATAGCTTGTACTCATGAGCGCACACCTCATCTTGCGCACTACCACCGGCCTTTAAATGCCGCTTCATACGCTGCTTAGTCCAGTGCAATGCGGCCGGTTCATAGGCATGGTTAGCAGCTAACTGGACTAATTGATTGCCCCAATTCATTTAGCTTCCTCCTGACTGTTCATGAGCGCTAGAAAATCCTCGTCACTCATATCGTCCTGCTGGTTATCACTTGAATTTGGCTTAGAATCCGCCTGAGAAGCGCCGTTTTGCATCCACTTTGGCGTAACTTCTTTACGGCGTGGCTTCGAATAACCACCCGGTTTATTAGCATTAGCCAACCGTTTATCGTGATCATCGGTTGCTTGTTTAGCCTGTGCCAATGTCGTAATCTTTCGTTGCTGCCAGCCCTTGATCACTGCACGCAAATATTTCAAAGCTCCCCGCGACTGCACATCGTGCTCACCAGCAATTTGAATGGCGTAAGCCACCAATTCAGGTTTAAGCACCGCAAGCCATTCATCAATTTCAGGACGAGCAACCCCATTCGGGAATCCCCACAGGTTGGTCCAATCGTTAATGACCTGCTCGCGCGTCACGCCAGCGTCATCATCATAATTATTTACTTTACTTTTATTTACTTTACTTTGTGGATTAATGTCGACATTAACTACACTTGTATCTTTATTAATGTCAACATTAATCCAATACTTAGTTGGTTTCTGTGATTTTCGACGTTTAGTAGCATCTTCATAGGTCTCTTGGATACGCAGGCTCGTTAATACCTTAGCCGAATTGAACAGTTCCTCGCTAAAGGTTCCATAAGCAATCAAGCGGTTAACGATTTGATTAGCTAATTCAGGTGATACGCCTTCAATTCGATTAGCTAACTGCATCTGTTTCAATTTATTCCACTGCAAGTAGTATCCATTCTGGTACACCGCAGACAGCAGATAAATCATAAACAGAACACCTTTCGGTCCAAACTCACCCATAATGGCTTCTGTCTTGTCGTTTACAGCAAAATCAACGTCTAATGGGAAGTAATCCAATCCCTCTTTTACTGGACGGGCCATCTCGCACCTCCTGTCCTTACTAATGGGCCTTTCACCCATTCGGTGGATTCGGTCACTGCTGCATTCAAGCCAATTCGAATGTTTATTTCTTATCAAATGCCGCTAGCAACCCTTGTAGCTGGCTCTTAGCATCCTCTGCTTGTGCTACTGTTAGATTCTTCCAATCGTCGTCAGTCCCTTTCCAATCAGGGACAATTTGTTGAATAACCTCATTAGTCACCGATAATGGTGTGCCATTCTTGGTTTGGGTGGCCAGCTCACCAGCAAGGTTAGCAATCTCACTTGTCTGCTTTGAACTAGCAATGATGTTGGTAGGATCAAAATCTTCATTTACTTCATCGTCAGTTGCGGGCTGTTGCTTGCCAGCTAGTAATAATTTAGCAGCAGTCTTAAATTCAGGTTTCTGTGCATTCTCAGCTAGCCATTCAATATAGCCACGATTCTCATTCATGACATCTCCCATGCTCTTGCCTTTATTTTTGCCAAAGTTAAGTTTTAAATTAAAGGCTTCATCATAAGTCATGGTTTCGTTATTCTCACGTTGGTTAAAGTTCTGCATATCTTCGACATCTTGCGTAAAGACATTTGATAAACTAGCGATGGTCAGTGTGGCATCAACTTGAGCTCGCTTTTTTGCCATCTTCAATACCGTGTTTTTCATTGAAAAGCCATCACGAGAAACGTACTTACTCTCTTTTGTATTTGCCGACCCTAATCCCTCAGTTAACTGCATACCGCTCTTGTATAGCACGCACTTGACGGTGTAGTCGAAATAACCCGAATCGTAGTCCTCAACCTTATCAATGACGTTATACTCGCTATTAACGCCCATCAGCATTTGAATCTTCTCGGCTCCAGGCTTCAACAATGTGGGTTTCTGTGTACCAGGAACGACCCCAAAATCTTGACCATTCTTTAGCTGCTTTTGAACCATAGTTTGGAAGTTAGAGATAGCTTGTAGCTCGCTAGCCATCTTGTTTTGATCAGTACCCATGATTAGGGATAAACTGTTCGTTTGATTTTCTGCTTTCGCGATTGCTTCACTCATATCGGTTCCTCCTAGTATTTAAACGTGACCTTCTCAGTTGCTGGTTTTTCAGTAATACCAGCGATAATCTCGCCATCTTCCATGACAAACTTGTCACCAACCATGCGACCAGCTTTTTTTAAATCGACTTTATCAATAGATTCCTTGACCTTGATATATTGGCTCATGCCCTGATTACGAAGTGAGTTTAAAACCATCTTTTCGTCATACGCCAACCCAGCCGGGTTCTTACGAGTTGATACACGGCCATTAGGGGTATCGATTTTGAATTTCTTATCGACTAACCGTTGATCACGTAAATAGTCGGTCAGTAGCCCTTCGAAGTACTCGCGGTTGGCTTGGTTCTTATCAAGCTCCCGGTCGCGCCATGCAATTGCCTGGTCAATATTATTCTTCGCAACCTGGCCAATTTCATCATCATGCGCCTGGATAGCCTTGAGCTTCTTTAACGCCCAGTCAGCTTTCTCCAATGAGTCAATTTTGAAGTCTTCGTTTTCACGCTCTGTAACCGTCTTGAGCTCTTCTTTTAACATTGCGTCCATAATTGAAACCTCCTGTTTATTTAATAATCAGCAATGACGCCACTTTCAATCAGCTCTTCCTCAGTAGGATCATCATCACGCCAGCCTTCCGCAGCTTCTTCTTGGTCAACCAGCCAGCTATCGTAGCCGTTCATTTCGCCCACCTCCGTGCTAAACGTTGTCTTAGTGACAGTTTCGGAGTACAATAGAACTCGAAAATAAATTTATTAAGCGTCTTAGCTGCACGGGTACTACCAATACTCGAGCAGCTTTTTTCGTACTCAAATTTAGGCTTTAGCGATGCTTTGCATACTTCCAATTCGTTCAACCTCCTTAAACGTGTCAAAAACATTATTCAATTCTTCAATTGTGATCTGTTTGTAAAGCACGTTTCCGATCCGGAATGTAAATTTCATCGTCTTCATCTCCTTAAATTCCAAACCAACTAGCAACTTCATGACGCTTGAACCATAATGCAGTTAACGCGCAGCCTACTAATGCTCCTTCAATCATTGCTATTTCCTCCTAGCCATTTTCTTGATTGACTTTATCGATTACTTCCTGCAATTTATCCATCGAGATGCCAGCATACTCAGCTTTCTTAGCTAAATCAGTTATCTCTGCGCTGATCTCTTCCGCGTATTCACGTGCGTAGCGTTCAATAACTAATTGCTGTGCTGGTGTTCGGTCTCTCGGCTTGACTGCAATAGCTTCTTCGAACTCCGTCTCAAGCTTCTCTCGCTGACTTTGCTCCTCTCTCTGCTTCATCAGGGCTGAAAACATATCGCCTTGTAACCGATGATCATTTTGGAATGAAAGCACTCCAAAATTCTCTCGCGCACCAGAATATTTAAGCCAAAAATCGTTAATTTTGTTTGCTAACGACTTCCGAATTTGTGGATCAGTGTTCCTTGACCCGTTTTTCAATCGTGACAACTGCCCGGGAGAAATATGCGTCCCGTCGGCAACTTGCTGCTGTGTTGATTCTTTATGCCTGTCCAACGCTAATGACAATTGCTCTGAGAATTTGTTTTTCATACCTACACCTCTGTATTTTGGAAAGGGCTTTATATGGCCTTTCCGTGTAATTCACTTATAATTTAGTTAGTCGGGATGGCTTAATAGATAATCAATCATCTCAGCTGCTGGAATCTGCCAGCCGTTATGGGTATTCACATAATCAATGAAGCCACCCTGTTCAATATCCAAATCATGGCGATGCTTGGTTAAATATCGTGAGGCTCGTTCGGTTGATTTAGTTCCGTATTTATACTTAGCCAGATCTTTAAGCTTCCAAGTACGAATACCACGTTGTGCTTGCTTCCAGGCTTGGAACCTCTCGTATTCTTCTTCGCTAATGAATTGGAAACCCTTTGGAGCCTCATGCCGAATCAATATCGTATCTGACATGTTCGCACCTCCTAATATGAAACTGACATAAGTTGGCTAGCTTGCTCGTTATACTCGGCAGTTACTGCTCGAAATTCAGCATCTAGTGCTTTATCGCTTAGTGCCTCAAACATCACTCTTGGTGTTTCTGGCTTAACCTTTGCTAGTGCATTAATTAATGTAGTTCGTGATAGATGTGTCATTTTGCTGCCTCCGTTCTTTGAAAAGTTAATAGTTTTGTTCGCTCCTTATGCGATAATTATCATAAGGAGGTGATAATTATGGCTATTATGACAATCGCGAAACTTCATTGTTATCAGTGTAATCACGATTTTCCATTAAACATGTATCAACCAATCACAAAAATCAGCTGTCCGTACTGTGATACAGACGTTGATGAATCAATGATTGAACCTATTCGCGATGCTTGGGCACAAGTTTCCGGCTTAAACCAAGCATTCCACAAACATGAAATGGAATCAGAAGAACCACGTTTTAGCCTCAATATTCATGATGAAGAAGTTCATCTTGAAATTGATGATATTGACAATGAAACTGAATAATTGATTCTAGTTGCCGAGGGTGCATATTAAATTGCTCCTCGACTTTTTGTACAGCAGCAAGAACATTATCTAAATCATTTGGGTACGCTACCTCTCGTGCGAACTTGCAAGCTTCTGCATACTTATTTATTGAGGAACCTTTATATTTTTTCTCACTCATTTTGCCGCCTCCTTTGGTTTTGTGTCACTTTTTGCAACTTTTGAGAACAAAAAAAGTGAATCAATTGGTCTCTCAACCCCATCTGATATTTTCTTAGCGACTTTCGGAGATGGTTTCCTTCCATTTAATATTTGAGATAAATATCCATAAGAAATACCGTTCTTACGGGAAAACGACCGTACTGTCTCACCTTTCAGGCTAATTAGTTCTCTGATTTCATCAGAGTTTTTTACAGGAAGGACTACTGCCATGTCCTCGCCTCCTTTCTTGATTACATAAATTATTATAATCTTTTGTTTCACTTTTTGCAACCACTTATTACGATAATATTTCACTTTTTGCACTTTATTGTTTCACTTTTTTGCTATAATCCAGTCATAGAAGGGAGTTTGACGCCATGAGTTCAACGGAAAATTTACGTAACGAAGTGTTAAACTTCGGTCCAAAAATCAAAGAAATAAGAAATAAAAAACGATTTACAGTTAGACAAGCTGCGCTACAAGCAGGAATATCTCCATCATTTTGGTCACAGGTAGAAAATAAAAAACGCGAGATTCCCAAACCAAAAACTCTTCAAAAAATGGCAACAGGTCTACGAATTACTGATGATGAGATTTTTAAACTAGCTGGTATTACCAAAGATCAGGATAACTTGCCTATAAAAAACTCTCACTATTATGACTTAACTGAAAAAGATGAAAAAAGTATCGATAAGGAACTTGAAGATATGATGAACGGGCTCGACTCCAAACATTCTTTATCATTTTTCCAAAATGGACAAGAGCTATCTGATCAGGACAAAGAACTGCTCAAAGCGTCCATGCGTCAAACATTAGAATTATCCAAACAATTAGCAAAAAGAAAGTTCACTCCCAAAAAGTATCGTAATGGAGAGGAATAATAGGAGCTGGTTATATGGAACGGTGGATTGAAGAAGATATTGACCACTTAACCAACAAGTTTGGGATTCAAAATGCTTTTGACCTGGCACACGACTTAGGAATCAACGTTCAGTTCAATAACCTTGGTAGCAATATTTACGGCTACAATAATAACTCGCATCGAATCCCAATGATTGTCATTAACAATACAATTGATGAGCGGACACAAGATGGTGTTTGCTATCATGAAATTTTTCATATACGGCATCACAAGGGATTTAATACGCAGTTTTTTGCGGTAAATACGACAAGCTTTCTATCCGATGACAACGAAACTGAGGCCAACAAGTTTATGCTGGCTATGTTGAAAGAGGAATATGGTTGGAGCAAGCAAGAAGATGTATTAGACTTCTTAGATTTTTTCAAGCTACCGCATGAACTGGCTTCGCTGATCTAAAAGCGCTGACCAGATAGGAATTCAATAAAAGCTAGGGGGTTAGAATTTAATAATCATGGGGATTTCTATTTGGGGAAATATTAATCTGGAGGAGTTTCAATTGAAAAAAATTTTAACACTAAATATTGCGGTACTAACTGTCCTAACTTTAACTGCTTGCGGAAGTAACCGTAATAACACTTCCAATAACCAGCCAAGCAGTTCCACTATTACAAAGAAAAATATGAGCGATGAACAAGCCAAATTGGAATATACAAAATCTGCAGAACAATTGGCCCCTGTATTTCAATCTATTACAGATAGTAATTTAACATTAAATGATAACGTTAGATTAACTGCTAGAAATGCTGATAAGCAGATTACAATCTACAATAATAAATTAGTAAAATATAAACAAAATGCCAATTATAAAGTTATCAAAAATTTCAATGATTCAATAGCTACCTACTTAGGTGACATAGAAGGAAAAACTGTTTCGAGTTCGTACAACACAGACATCAAAAAAGTCAGCAATACTAATAAAGCTGCTTATTCTAAACTTGGGATATCCTACAACAAAAAATTGTCTGAGGCTGGGAATGCAATGAACGCTAAAATATCACAATTACCCGGCGTTTCTGGCAAAACAATTCGAACTACCAATTATACAATCACAATTACTTCGACAGAAACCACACCACATTTTGAGGGTGGAACCGACTTGATTGTCTACTATACATTCAAAAATACTTCTAAGAATAAAAATATTGAACCAACTGAATCACTTATCGAGGGTGCTCATTTTACTCAAGAAAGTAAAACGTCAATCAATGACTTGGACCTCGGTAATCCTTCAAAGGACTCTGATGAATGGAGCTCGCTTGAAAAAGCTGCGTCACAAAAAGTCAAACCAGGTGCCGAAGTAAAGTGTATGGGGAGCTATGAATTGGACAATAATGAATATCCTGTCAAAATCCAAGCTACTGATCCAGATAACAATGATGCCAAACTGGGTACAATAACTTTAGATCTGCCAAATAACTAACACTTCTCGGTCGCTACCGAATGGAACACAGATAATCTGAATGCTAAGTATAATCAGTAACACGAGTGACCAGTCAGGATGTCGATAAAAGCTAGGAGTTGGGACTACTTATAATTAGGGGAATTATTATTATTGGGAATAACATATTTTGGAGGGATTACTTTGGAATCATTTTTTATACTTATGTTCTTTTTATCGCTAATTGCACTGGCTTATTTCTTAATCAGATGGGGAATTTATCACTTTCAGGAAGCTGGGATTGATCGTCCCTATAAGAAATACACCTTAATTTCAACAGGAATTGCCGTTCTATTTTTAATATTAGGTATAGCTGTGGCCCCTTCTGGTACAACAAAATCAAGTGCATCGCAATCAGACGCTGTCTCCAGTAGCAAGGCTAAGAAAAGTTCAGCAACAGATGCATCGAAAATAAAGGCTAGCATCAGCAAAGCTAACTCTATTAAAGAAAAGGAGTCATCTGAAAGTGCCCTATCGAGTAGCAAAGAAGAATCTGAAAGTATTGCTGCCTCCAAGTCGGAATCCAAAGAAGATTCAGAGAGTATAGCTAGTTCTGAATCTGAATCCAGTAAAAAACAGTCTGAGGCAGAAAGCTCTTCAATAGCTAAAGCCAGTTCAGAATGATTAGCCGCTAGCTCGTCATCAGCAAAAAAAGCGAGCGAAACAAGTACTACAGACAATGCTTCTTATACCAAAGATGGTGATTGGACTACTGCCGCTTCTGGTATGGTTTTTGTATCAGACTCCAACAAGTACTACACCAGCGTTAAAAACCCAGGTAATTACCAATATATGACCCAGAGTGCTGCTGATAATTCCGGTGCCAAGCCAGCACCACGGGGCAATCAATACGCGAGACCATAACAAGTCCAAGCCCTCACAGGGCTTTCACGCGAGCGTAGTTCAACGGTAGAACAGTACTCCTTTGAATTGCTAACTAGATACTTCCAGATGTAGGTTCGACTCCTGCCGCTCGCTTTAACCAGAAAGAAGGCTTAATGCTATGGATAATGAAATTTCAAAATACGAGCTAATTGCCACGATGAAGAAAGATATACAGACATTTATGGACTCAGAATCCATGTTATATCTAAAAAAAGATTTATATTCAACAGAAGAATATGACCGTATGCTGACAGAAGTAAAAGATGATTTGAAAACACGGCTATTGCAAAAATAATTATGAACTCAGTAAATGATAGTCAGCCCTAGCTGACTTTACGCGAGCGTAGTTCAACGGTAGAATGGTTCCTTTAATTCAAATATAGCCTACCTTCCAATGCAGGTTCGACTCCTGCCGCTCGCATAGAGATTCTTAACTCAATCAAACACAGGAGAATCACCAATGTTCAATTCTTTAACTTATTTTTTAAAAAGCCTGTCCTCTATTAAGTGGAGCACTGAGCTATTATTTGTGGCGATTATATCAGCATTAGTTGCATATTTTCTCTATAAAAAGCTTCATCACTAATTGATTACAAACGTGGGTGTAGTTCAACGGCAGAACGGCAACTTCTTATGGGATACCCTTCCCTTATTTCTTATTGCCATGCGGGTTCAACTCCTGCCACTCACATTGACCAGTCAGGATGTCATTAAAAGCTAGAGTATATTTTCAGGAGGATATTTAATTGATTCAAGAATTCAAAGAATTTATCTCACGTGGTAATGTAATGGATTTAGCAGTCGGCGTTATTATTGGGGCTGCATTTACTGCTATCGTTAAATCATTGGTTAATAATTTAATAAATCCACTAATAGGTGTTTTTTTAGGACAAGTTGATTTCTCTAGCCTTGTTTTAAAAAGTTGGCAATGCTACTTTTAAATACGGTTCCTTTATTAATTCTGTCATTAATTTTTTGATTATTGCATTTGTGGTATTTTTACTAGTCAAAATGATTAATAAAATTATGCCTAAAAAAGAGGATGTCGAAGCCGATCCTATTCCAACAGCTGAGGAAAAATATCTTTCAGAAATTGTATCATTATTAAAGCAACAGAAAAGATAATTACAGTAAGAAATCAGGTGCCATTTATGAAAAAATCAGAAGATTTATCTACTAAAGATTGGAAACAAGCACAGTCTGCCGTCTTCAAAGAGTACGAAGATTTTATTAAAAGAGTTCAAGAAAATGGTGTAGACTATGCTATTCAGCATGCAAGACGTTTAGTAAATTACCAAAAATTAGTTACCGAATGGCAACATAAAACAAATATTTTAATGGACGATCTATCTAATAACCACGTCGCTTTAAGTGTTTTTAAAGACTTAGAAGAAGGAAAAGAAAGTCATGTTTTGAGTAGAGCTTACGAGATTATGAAGAAGTGGCCAGAGTTCAACCCAGAACCATTAACCATTTGGCTAGAGCTCATCGAAGACTCAGATGATGAATAATAAAACTAAATGTCAAAGGAAGAATTCCAAATGAAGATTATCAACGTCGCATTGCATGTTAAACCAGAGCTCAAAAAAGAATATGAAGATTTCATTCATGAACTTGTTATTAATTCAGCACAAGAAGCTGGTAATGAATTCTATGGACATTTCAAAAAGTTAGACAGTGATAATGATTACGAAATTATTGAACACTGGAAAGATCAAGAAGCCGTGGATTTCCATAATGACACTCCTCATTTCCAGAAATTTTTAGCACACGTCAGTGACTATCTAACTTCAGAACCAGAAATTACCAGAATGGATTATTAGCTTTCTCGCTTTGCAAATAAGTGAAAAAACAGCACTTATTTGCAAAGCTTCCGGACCTTTAGCTCAGTTGGTTATAGCAGACGGCTCATAACCGTCCGGTCGTTGGTTCGAGTCCAACAAGGTCCATTTCACGCGAGTGTAGTTTAGTGGTAAAACGACAGCCTTCCAAGCTGTAGTCGCGGGTCCGATTCCCGTCACTCGCTTTAAACTAAATTTATCATTAAATAGTTCATAGAGAGGAGTATTGACTATGCGTATACTCATTGACAAAATCAAGCTCACTAAATTTCGAAAATTTAGTGAGCTTGGACAAATTCAACTCGGCCACAGAATTACTGTACTTTCTGGTCATAATGGTGTTGGAAAATCAAGTATCATGAGTCTCATATCTTCAACAGTTGGTCAAAATAAAGTAAGATTGAACGGATCTAAATTTCAGCCAGAGTTTAATGATTATTTTACAATTGATCCCGAGAGAGAAGAACATGATTTTCCTACTTACGAAATTCTTGTTGATTTTATTTCTCAAACGAATACTGGTAATTACGAATTCGCTAAGCGTGTTGGTTTTAAAGATGATAGAAATCAGGACAGAGGAATCCGTCCTCTTCCCCGTCCAGCCCTCCCACTCATAAACAAAAATGGTTATCAGACTATTTCCCAAGCACAAGATGCTGCATTTAAAATGATTGGTGACATCATCGGTAAATCTGGTTCATCCAGAGTGCATCTTCCTTGTATTTATATCAGTTTATCACGAATTATGCCACCCGGTGAGACAACGCTTACTATAGAGGACTTTGATGGCAAAACCAAAAAACTTTCAGAGGAATTAAGTAATAAATATGTAGAATGGTATAACGAAGTCCTGCCAAACTCCATTAACGAAAATTCAATAATAGCAAAATCTGTGGAAAAAAAGAGTACTGGTAAAACTCGCCTATTCATTTTACTTGCAGACGCGACAGCGAGCACCCAATCTGTTGGTCAAGATAATCTTGGCAGTATCATTTCCGCACTAGTTGATTTTTACTATTTGTCGAAGACTTCTGATGACTACAATGGCGGAGTACTTTGCATTGACGAAATTGAGGCGTCGCTTCACCCTAATGCCCAATTAAAATTGATGCTATTACTAGATAAACTATCTGAGGAACTAAATTTACAAATCCTAATCACTTCACATTCCCTAACAATTTTGAAAGAAATTTTAATCCAACAAAGTAAATCAGCTGCAGATTACCAATTAGTTTACTTCAAGGGAGAAGCTCATCCATATGCTAGTATGATTGACAGTTATAAATCACTAAAAGCTGATTTATTTAATGAAATATCGGTTTCAGAACCTTACGTTAATATATATTGTGAAGATGAATTCACAGTTCCATTACTTGAGCATCTCATCAAGGCAGCTTATGATAATAAATTGCTTCCTAAAGATCTCCCAGAGTATAAAATTATAAATATTGCATTAGGTAAAGATAATTTAAGAAGCTTAATTCATCAGGACAGTTATTTTAGTCACGTTTTAATCGTTCTCGATGGTGATGCAAAATTAAAAGATAGAATTAAAATTGAAACATATTTCAAGAATCCACATATTTTTGATGGTCGCACTGAGCGCAAACAGTCCAAAAACATCATCACACTCCCTGGTTTCATGAGTCCTGAAGAATTTTCATATGCTATTATCTGGGAATATGTCAATAATGAAAGCCAACACCTACAATTTTGGAGAAACCTTGAACGTAATCAGGATTTAGAATTAATGACGGCTGACAAGGCTCGAGAAATTTTTACACCTAAAGGCGATCAAGTTAAGTTTGAGGATATTCATGACAAACACAATTTGAGACTACTTGACTTTATCGGTAAATCTAATATTTTAGCAGATTACTATAGCCTCGATGGCAACCAGATTGAGCTAGAAAAATGGAGTGATTCATTTAGCGAGATTTTAAAGAACTTCGAAAAGGATTTGAAGGCAATGCACTATTAATTTCTGGCCATCTTATTTTTATCATGCTATTATTTGCTTACGAGGTGATTAAAATGCCACAAACTTCTTCTGTTTTTCGATACCCAGGCGGAAAAACTCAGCTTTACTCATTTGTATACCATCTACTCAAAGCAAATAACATTACTGACACATATATTGAACCATTTGCCGGCGGTGCTGGGATTCCTATGAAATTATTAATAAATAATCAGGTAAATCGCATCTGGATAAACGATTATGATAAAGCAATTTATTCTGTTTGGGATACAATCCTAAATAATCCTGCTACTTTAATTTCATTAATAGACACAGTCCCTTTTGATTACCATTCCGGTCATGAAATTAGTCCAGAATTCAGTGTCAATTTTTGGAAGAACCAGAAACTTAGTTATTTAAGCAACAAAAGCCATCAACATTCTATTGAATTAGCATTTTCAACACTTTTTTTAAACCGCACTAATACTAGTGGTATTATCACTGCTGGCCCATTAGGTGGATTTAAACAAAATAGTAAAACACAAATATATGAACGGTTCAATAAGAAGACTCTTATTAATAAGATTAATTTAATACACTCTCTTAAATCACAGATTAAATTGACCCGATTAAACGCACTTGATATGATTCCCCAAATTCGAAGCTTAGTAAATCCTGTGAATAGTTTTATCTTCTTTGATCCTCCTTACTTTGAACAGGGCCAAGAATTATATTATTCATCATTTAATGAACAGGGTCATAAAGATTTATCCAATGGCATTTTATCCCTAAAACAATACCATTGGATTACAACATACGATACCGCACCTCAAATACAAGAGAACTATAAAATGGTCAAACAAAAGTATAAGTATTCACTAAAATATTCTGCCAACAATAAAAATCGTGGTAAAGCTGCAGAATTCATGTTCGCCAGTCCAATAACAACACTACATTCATTTGAAAAAGTCCATTTAACACCATTGGCCTGATAATTCAGGCCTTTATTTAAAGCTCAAAAGAACATACGTTTGGGAATGTCAACCTATTGTTATTTCCAGTTAGGAGGAATAAAACATGTCAGTAACCAAACTTAATAATGGTAAATGGCAAGCCCGTGTCTCTTATAAGGATGATGACGGTAACTATAAGTCGGTTACTCATTTAGAAAAGCGCAAAACTGACGCTGTTGAGTGGGAAACTAAAACTAAGAATGCTCTGCTGGAAGGTGCTGACTTATCACGTAGTACCGAGAGTCTAAAGCATTACTTTCTTGATTGGATCAGAATTTACAAAACTGACGGCGTATCGCGTCATACTCACGAGCTATATATGGGCAACTGGCGCCACATCTCCGCATATTTTAAGGATCAACCTATGAGCGCAATTAAACGGCCGGATTATCAGAAATTTCTGAATGAATTTGGTCGCAGTCATGGAATTGCCACATCTCACAAACTTCATCAACAAGTACACACTGCAATCAAGGACGCCGTAGCTGATGGTATTCTAAAACGAGACTTTGCTTACAAGGCACACGTCACTGGACGCCCTCCTAAGCCGTAGAGGAAAAGTATTTGACGTTGTCCGATTATAAGAAGCTGCGTAAATACCTCATTAAAACGGCTGATTATGACCACATGACTATGCTGATGATGTTGTTTCAATTAGAAACTGGAACCAGGTTCGAGGAAGCTGCTGGTCTGACGTGGGATAATTTGGATTTGAATAATGGAATAGTTCACATTAAACAGCAGTGGGACGCCCGTAGACAGACTTTTCGTCCAACTAAGGGAAATGGACAGGCCGATGGAGATATAACCATAGGACCCGCCTACTGTCGCTTTATGAGGAGCTATCGTAACACGCAGAAGGATTATTTAGAATTGCACGAAATGAAGAATCCTAAGAACCTCGTATTTTGGTCTAAACTAGGAAAAATCGTGGGCAATGGGAATGCAAACGAAGAGCTAGGACGTATTTGTAACCGTCTAAAGATCAACAAAGTTACAACACACGCCATGAGACATACACACGCTTCGATTCTTATCTTAAATCATGAGTCCCTTCCCTATGTTCAACATCGCCTTCGACATCAGAAACTAGAAACGACCGTTAACACCTACGTCCATCTTATTGAAGAAGAAAACGGCGTATCAGATAAGAAGGCCACTGAGCTAATGGATGAAGGATTTTAGAAAATGACAATTTTATGATTGCTGTATTCCTTGTGCCACAAGGGATTACAAAATCATTTGTTAATTTTTCTTCCAAAAACTGCTATATTTTGACTACTTTTTTCGTTTTTGGAAGAATCGTGGAAGAACATATCGTGTTTGAGTGGTTTTCGAGTGTAAAACAAAAGCACCAAAACGCCTTTATATCAGCGTTTTGGTGCTTTGCCGTTTCTCTATATTTGTCAGCTTATCACCCGCACGGGGATCGAACCCGTAACTCCGCCTTGAGAGGGCGACGTCTTAACCAATTTGACCAGCGGGCACAAATTCATTTATTATCTTACCGAATGATAAGCGGCTTGTCAAATATAATTAAGATTTTTGCCACCTAAAAATCGTCACAACAACTAAACCAACGAATAAGAGCAAACAGTAGGCCACACTACACCAAAAAACGAAAGTCAATAATTGGGGTAACAAAAAGCTGCGCATAACTGCTAATCCGATGGCCGTGACCGCCCATACGATCAATTGTTGTCGCAGATGATCGAATAAATGATCTAATTCTGACTTCGACATACACTCACCTTCCATTTAACTAGTTTAGCCACCAACTGATACGATATTCAAGCAAAAATGCAAAAAATAGACACAAAGTTTCAGCAAAGTCTTGACAGTATTTGCTGGAAAAGTTACTATTAAATAGTTGTTATTGGGTATTCGCCAAATTGGTAAGGCAGCGGACTCTGAATCCGTAATTTACTGGTTCGAGCCCAGTATACCCAATATTCGTTATCAGCTGTTATCATTGGTTGTCAAAAACACCGTGATTGCAGCTTTTTTATTACTTTAGTTTATCATTAATTGTCATCTCTTTTCACTAAAAGTCAGCCAAAAGGACAGCCAAAAATATAACAAAAAAGCCACTGTTTCCAGTGACTTAATACTTGCGCGGGGCAGTGACTGTTAGCCAACTTTGGTTAGCAGTTTTTTTCGTTAGGCCATTAGTCTAACGCTTATTATCAAGGCAATGACTGCAATAGTAATGTGTATCACAAAAATAACCTTTCTTATAGTTTTAGGTTCATGATAATCAAACGGCCACTGAATAAAGTCAAATACTGACAGAATCATAAAGTTAAACGCTAATAAATTTAGCCCATAAACAGTCACCGGCGTAGACAAGCTGAAAGCCATGCGGCCATATTGTAATATGCTACACGTTATCAAATATGCCGGAACAATCAACAATGTAATATTTACAGTAACTTCGAACAACCATTTTTTAATGAAATAACTCATTTACAAGGACACTCCAGTAAATATTTAACTGCACATTATTAATTATACAGTAAAATTGTTGAAGTTTGGCTATAGTAGCATTCAAACCGTTAGATCACTGTAAAATTTTGCAAAAGCGTGTAATGCTTCATTCTTCATATAATTAAACTTGCTAACACTAACCGATAATTGGTTACAAGCTTCATTGCGGGTGAAATGCTTCTCAATAACGTAATCATGTAAAATAAATTGATATTGTGGATCATCAATTGCATTTAGGGCGTCTTCGACTTCTTTTAGCTGGTAAGACAGGTCAACATGGTTTATCAGGCGGCTTTCAGCGCCGTTTCGGCTGCTATGGCTTGACACTCCATCGAATGAGGGGCTGGAAACTTGATTAAAAGCCGTCAAATCACGTTTTAGTTTGGCATATTGCTTTAATAAATTACGAATTTTCTTAACATCTTGACGCATCGGAGTCACACTTTCTGATCCCAGATATATGTATAAAAAAGAGGCTCGGGGAAGAGCCTCTCACTATAGGATATGATAATCGCCGTTATTACGGGAAAGTAATATTAGGACAAATTACAACATTAATTCTAGTACCAATCATTTCATATGTCAAGCCTAAGCTCCAATTTTTCCACGCAGTTGTTGAATCATACTGACAACTTGATACGGTGTCTTTGTCATATCAGTTACTCTGTTTTGATACCAGAATTGTGTCAGCAAGGACACCGCAAAATCGTACTGTTTATAGACAGTCAGATCTTCATTCTTGCTAACGGCCGTCTGCACGTAGTCCTTAGCGGCGTCTAAATAGCTTTGAATCATTGGATCATCTTCGGTTACATCGATTCGCAGGCTTAGTTTAATGTCGTCTACAGTCACTGACAACTAATCACTTCCTCATAAGTTTAACTTTACTCTCATAAAATTATATGGTATAAATATAGAGTACTCATTGCTCGGTAGTTCAGCGGTAGAATAATTGACTGTTAATCAAGAGGTCGCTGGTTCGATCCCAGCCCGAGCAGTTTCCAAAACACATATTTATCATAAAAGGCCGTGACCTTGAAGTCACGGCCTTTTTATTACCAAGTCATAGCATAATAGATTACCTCAAACACTTTAAAAGCAACATATGCGGCGAATACATACGTGATGATAATACCACTGTATGCAAGGATAAATGTGTTCTTCATGGAATCACTCCTAAAATTATAGCTGTACGCTCTATTAAAATCTGATAAGCGTTATCATCATACTATCACTTGTTGCTTGAAATCCCACTCATTTTGTCTTCCTATTTACCAGCAGTCGCAGTTCCTAACGCCACGTTGATTACAGCGGTTTTATCAATCACTTCATAATCATTCCGCACAATTACGGAAAGACCTTGGCTGAACTGGTCGAACTTGTCCCATTGGGCAGTTACTTGGTTACGCCGGAAAACAGCCACCGCTTGTGATAAGTCCCCCGCAATCATTGGGAACGTCCCGTCCGCGTTGTTAGCCAGTAATTTATCACTGATCATGACGACTGGTGCCCCTAATAAGGTGAAACCACTGGGTGCTGTTGGATTAGGCTGTAATAAGTAACGGCCCTCGGTGTCCTTGAGTGTATCAAGGTAATTAAACCCGGATTGGTTCACTAGCCACATCTTGCTCAAGGCGGGATCTAACGTCACGTTGAAAATCTTTTTAAGATCATCAATACTGGTGGCCGTTGCTTTAGCAAAGCTACTACCCGTTAACAGTCCCATGATCTGCGTGTTGTCCGTGTTATCAACCAATTGTTGTAATTGCGTTTTGACTTCACTGACAATATCAACTTCGGCGTCTTCCACTACTTCGTTAGATAAGGCAATTTTACCCGCCCGGGTTTTCACATCAAACGGTACTTCCGTAAACATGTTTGCGTCAACGTCGGCAATGTCCGCTAGTTCGTCCTTAGTAGCCAGTACCGCAGATTGTTGACTAGTGGCAATTGGATAAGTCCCGGAACCGCTAGAAACTTGCTTAACCGTTGCATATTGGGCAAGGTTGTAATTAGATTGCTTTAATTGGAAAACAGGGGTAATCAGTTCCTTAGGAATAACGGCACTGGCACCGTCCGTCTTTAAACCGTCCCGAGTTTCCCCGTGTGTCCGTACATATTGCTCAAAGGCGGGAATACCGGTCTTGTTTTCATTGCTATTGTCATTGGGATCAATAATTGTTTGTTTTGCCATGTTGTCAGGCTCCTTTTCTTGGTTAATAAATTTTTCATAGCTACGGGTATCGACTTGCACATTGGTATCGTCATAAGCGGGAACAGCAACCACTGAAACATCGAACAAGCTCTTAACTTGATTAATGGTGCGCGTGATATTACCGCCATCATCTTTAGTCCATTCGTCGGTGTCGTCGTCACTATCAAAGCCAAATGAGCAGGAATCAACGTTCCCACTTTGAACTTCTTCGTAAACATCATTAGCAAACGACGTATTCGGCAACTGCGCGGTGAAATGTAGCCCCTTGTCGTCCGTTTCTAGCGTTAATGTGCCCGCCTTAGCACTGGCTAACACTTGAGTATAGTCGTGGTTATTAAGCATAAGAACGTTTGATAAATCGACACCATCAAGGGCCTTGGGGTTACAATCTCGGTGAAACCGCCTAAATCTTTACTTGGCGAGTTCCATACAATTGCATAACCACTAATTGTTTTGCCCTTGCTTGTTTGGGAATCTTTAGGTTGCTGGTCTGCTGAATTTTCAGCTGGCCCGTCTTCGGGTGTTTCTGACTGCGGCGTTTGTGCTCGCAATTCGGCGTCAATCGTTAACCGTCGGTCTTGTTTCATGAATTAGTCACTCCATTCTTTTGTAAGTTTAAGAAAATATCGCCATCGTCAGTTGGTGGCAAGCCAATCTTGGCCCGAGCTTCGTTACGGCTCATAACGCCGCCAGTGAAACCAGCCACCGCTTGGGCTTGTTGCGTTTGCGGATCAAGGCTCAATAGCTTGTCCGTATTAAACGTAAAGTCATGACCAAACTTGAACGACAGCTCGCTGGTAAAGCTATCAAAGTAATGTTGCAACGTGCCTTGTAGATACTGCACGCCACTTTGCTCTTGGTTAGAATGATCGTTTTCAACCCCTAAGCGTTCCGGTGGTAAGCCAAAGGCTTTAGCAATTTGTCGGGTCGTCCAGTCATTCGAGTTGACCAGCTTTAACACATCGGTATTTAAGGATAAGTTGCTAATATCCATCGTGTCATCGGTCACAATCGTATTAACCGCATTATCACCTGTATTGGCTTCATCAAACTGGTTGCGAATATTGCCCTTGGCTTCCGGCCCTAAATCAGATTGATGAACCTTAATAACAGTAGTTCCATGGACACCAGCAGTAAAAAAGCCGGTTAGCAATTTATTGCCGGCCGACTGAATCTGGCGTTCATCTTTGAGGGCATATAGGGGACTAATTCCCGATACGCCGTCTTTGGTGAAATATTTGAAATGTAAAATGTTGTTAGGCGCAATCTGACGACCGCTACCACCAATCGGCGTATAAGTATAGGTTAACGCCCCACTGACGTCATCTTGTTCGACTACCAATTGATTGTTTGGAATCAGTTTCAGGGTGTGGTTAGGCAAAATCTCCGCAAAACTATTGCCATTGAGTAACAAGTTAGCCGCCAACGCATATTTAAAATGGTACCCGTCCATCTGACTATTGGGGTCTGATTAATCATCGTGTTAAAGATTGCCGTATCACACATAATTGGATTGCTGGCAATATCGCTCGCAATAATGTTAATTGCCGCGTAAATGTCACTATTACGCAACACCGCCGCACTCACAAACGTATACGGGTCATTGCTTGATAAACTAACCAAGGCGTCAGCTACCGGATCATGCGTGCCGCTAGTGGTACTGCTTTTAACGAAGAAACTCATTTAATCACCTCTTTGCTTTTCATAATTAATTATCAAGGCCAGCATAATCATGGCTATACCAGCCAATATTAATCCCGCTTGCCAGCTGATCCAGCAACCAAAACCAATCACTAAGCAGATTAAGCCAAGCACCAACAAGATCGTTTGTACATAATCAGAACAGATCTGCCGCAGTCGCTGTTTTGTAGTAATCTTCTGCATGTTGTTGATCCTCACTTTCTTGGTAATAGTCCATACCCGCTACAAACGCGTTAATCAACGCCGCAATCGGGTCAATCCGGTTACTATTGCGGGCTTTATCTAGTTGCCAACCATTGTTTAGCACTTTCAAGATGGCGTTATTGACCGCATAAGTGAGAATCTTGTTACCGTTATGTTTAATCTTGTCATCGTAAAGCTGATCACGAAAATTGCGGGTTGGAATATTCAAAGTCTTGGTGCCTTGTCGCACTTCAAATAGTGGGTAGCTTAATTTCTCGAATTTTGTAATTAACGTTTGCGCGTTATACGGGTCATACGCGATGGCTTTCACTTTCCAGTTGTATTTTCCGACTAGTTTTTGTACAAAATCAAATAGATCATCATAATCAATAATGCCACTATCTAATCGAGTAATACTACACTCACCCGCCCGCTCCATTGACTGGTAATCAATCCCATCACGTTTAATCTTAGAATCAAGGCCGTACTTAGTGCCCACAAACGAATGACTATCACAATAAAACTGACCGTTGCCAATTGGTATCAACCAACTAACCGCGGTCAAGTCATTACTTTTGGATAAATCAATGCCAATATAGGCGTCACGATTATGTAAGTCGGGCACCTTTGCCAATTTACCAGCGGCCCAATCGTCCGCGGAAATATAACTATCCTCACTGGCTTGCAACCACATATTGAAGTTCTTAACCAGTACCGGGATTAGGTTGTTTTGCTTGATAGCAAGGTCAACATCGGCCTGAATCTTTTCCGTCATGCGTTGTTTAACGTGTGGTTCACTGAATAACGGGTTGGCCTTAATCCAGTTGGCTTGATCGTAAACTTCTTCGCGGTCGTCCAGTTCCCAAATTGCCACAAAGTAGCGATCAGCTTCGGTTTTGCCCTTTAAAACGTCCGTCAGCATGTCATACTCGGCGTGCATTGGAACATTGAGGTTAAGGCCCGAGGTGGAAATCACCGCCAACAGGGAATTATCCTCTTGCGCCTGACCAGACTTTAAAACGTTGTACACCTTGCGGTCTTTAGCTTCGTGCCATTCATCTAAAATAACAGTAGTCCCGGCATAACCATCAAGCGTACTGGTATCACTGGCAAGGGCCAAGGCTTGCGAATCAGTTTCTAGGTCGGTAATGGCTTGCTTCTGTACCTTAATGCGTTGCCGCATATACTTCGATTGCTTGCGGACTTGCCTTAACCCACTTGAAAGCATGTCATAGCCCAATTTAGCTTGTTTGAGGGCGTTGCTTACGAATAATACTTGTCGGTTGCGGGCGGGCTGTCGTTCTCTTAAAAGGCCATTAGCGGCCATGCCAGAAGCCAGATAGGTTTTACCGTTCTTTCGGGCCATACTAATAAACGCCCGATCATAACGGCGGTTACCAGTAGTTTTTTCACGCCAGCCATATAACTCACTGATAATCCATTTTTGAAAGGGTTGCATGGTGAGTTTGCTACCGTCAGTCTTCGGCATTAATTCGATAAATTTAACCGCTTGTGCCGCTTTGTCTTCATCATAGTAGAACGGGAAGCTAGTTTCCTTAGAACGGCTTAAATCGCGTTTAAATCGCTCACACGCCCATTTAATCTTTTGACCAGCCAACACTTGGCCCGATAAAACTTGGTCAACATATTCAATCATGATAACATCGCCTCGAAAGTATCTTCGGGTGTTTCATCTTTTTGCTTGTTTAATTCCATGCGTGCCCGGCTCGATAGCGACATGCCTAAATCATTGGCTAAGGCTTTTAAATCTTTCATGGCTTGGGACTGCAAGGCCACGTACGGGTTCGCTTTACGTACACCAGTCTCTTGATTAGTTTGTACCAGTCCGTTCTTACGAATATCATTCTCGCAAGTCTGTACCGTTGCATAAGCGCGGCAATAACTGGCTAACATGGCCCGGTCAAGTTCACTAATTGGGGTATTGGCCTTTAAATAAGGTGCTACCCGTTGCCATTCAGTCAAAGCACGGTCATGTAACCAATCAGGGGGCGTTAAATCAAGCACCGGATAATCAAATAACGCTTTCTCTGCGTCCTCACGTTGGTCACGCTCATCATTGGTTAAATGTTTTTTCATACTAGCCAAGGCTTTTACTTTTCGACCCATTCGGATCACTCCTTTCGTTAAATTTACGCACCAAAAAGCCCCCACGGGTTATCCCATAGCGGCTGATTGATACATATATCCAGAATTCGTTTATTATACCTATATTATCGCACATATCTCTAAAAAGTGCAAATAATAACATGTATATATTGACATGTTACCCCCTGACTTTTTATTCGTTTAAATTTCGCATTATTAGTAAGGATATTTCACAATCCGGCAAAATCAGCAAAAAATCAAAGTAAAAAAGGGACTTTTATAAACACAAAAGTATGCTGTCCGCTCCTTTTTGGTCGACCATAGCCCCCCATATCAACGTTTCTGGGCTGTCATGCCGTTTTGAATTAGTCTCATGTCCGAAAATTAAGCCGCCAACTTGAATTGCAAGTCGAAAATATCTACTCACTAACTCACCCGAAAATTCAGGGCAGTATTCCGCACTTGTGAGGAAACATCTTTGCTGTCCAACCTCAGCCGAATTGTTCACTCGGCCGAAAACTTGGCGCAGTCATTGCCACTTTTGGCAACATAGACGCAAAATGCGGGTTGGTTAGGTCAGCGGAAAACTCCGCTTAGTAGCTCGGCTGAAAGTTAAGCTTAGGTAGCACAAGCAACCTGTCACGTCATCTTAGCGAGTCAGCTAGTGCACCAAGTTAGTGTGTTACGACAGGTGTGTGCTACGTTGTGCCAGGTATGTTCCACGTATGTGCCACGTTAGTATGTCTTCAAAGTGTTGTTATATCAACGTTGTTCCACATGTTCCACTTGTTCCACGTCAATATGAACATTTACTGTTATAGTATGTAATTAGGGCTAACAAAAAAGCGCCGCACATTTTAAGCACGACACTCATTGATTATTTAGTTTGTTGTCCGTTGTTCTCTAGCCAGTCTAGTCTTCCGGTTATGGTGTCGGTAACACAGTGGTTGTAGGTTACTTTCATCTAAGCGATGTGACCAGTCGTCTTTGATTTCGATAACATGATCGACCACATCGGCTTTACGGATCACCCCATCTTGATAACATTGCACACATACCGGATTGCTTTCAAGGAACCGCCGTGACAACTTGCGCCATGCTGACGACTTGTAGAACTGTTGATACTTGCTTTCGTCTGAATCATACATGCGTTTATGATAACGCCACTTATTAGTCGCCTTGCAGTGCTTCTCGCAGTAGCGGGTATCATAAGCAACCAACGTCCGACAACCTGGGTGCTCACATTCTTTAACCGGCTTAGCCATGACCGTTGACCTTGGTTAGTGTTACCACATCATAGGCATTCAGTTCGCCATCAGAACTAACGCCGGCAACTTTATAAGTAATCCCATCTAGTATTGCTTCCAAGGTTGTCGTGATTCGACTGTCATGTCGTACCACGATCAACTCATTAGTCGTTGCAGTCGTACCAGTAAGGCTGATAGTATTACTGATAGTCAACGTATACTCACCATACCATACAGTAAATAGTGGCACGAATTGCTGTTTTTCTGTGCCGTTTATTAGATTTTGAACAGTCTTAACGGTGCCAAACTGTACCCGTTTATTTAGTCGACTTAGATTATAGTTCTTCATCGTCATCACCAGTCCTATAAACCAATGCTTCACAATAGATCATTTTCGAATCGCTCACCTTAATAAAATCAAAGCCAGTGTCTATCAGCTCGTCATCAATGTCTTGTGCTTTGCCGACTTTCGAAACTTGCGCAAATAACTCCTCCATATTGTCAGCATGTACCATCTTAATTTTCATTATTAAAGCTCCTTTTATTCTCTAAAATATTGCTTCTTAACTACATCAACAACATGCTGATTTCCCAACAGGTCATAGTAATAGTAGTTATATGTTTCCTTGCTCATAATCATTACTAGTGAAGACTGGCCGGGATAATACCAATCTACTTTGCTATCAAATATCACGCCCACTAAACCAAGCGACAAGACGTGTTCCGCTATTTCGCTATGAACGCTATCGGCCGGCCCATAATCATGAGCAATTGCAACAATTCGTGTAGTTCCACTTACCTTTTGTAATTCGGCATGATCTAACCATTCCCCAAGGTAAGGTGGTGTATCATACTTATTGCCCGCATTATATGAACGATCACCTGCTAGTAGTTTTTCAAGACTATGTGGGCGTTCATACACGGCACATTTATCAAACTTAAATACGTCTTCAAATTTTTTGAGGTTTTCTGAACTGCTATATTTTGTGTCTCTCAATAATTGCATTTCTTGCCATTTCATACGTGTTTCCTCCTAGAACTGGAAATGTTTTTTTAACGTGGTCCACGTGGTCCGGTGGTCCAAACGTTGATATATCAACGCTTTAAAGACCCCTTGACGTGGTCCATATGGTGGTCCAACGTGGTCCACTTGGTAAATTTCTGATTAAACTTCGCGCATATACCCATGTAGACGTTGACCATTCATTCTCATTCGTTGACTTTTCCAACCGTCCATATTGTCCATTAACAACTTGATTCGCTTAGCTTCCGAGTTTGTTCGCCCGGTTAAATAACGATCAACTGTTTTATGGAAGACAACTTCCATAATTTCCCGAGTTGTTGTTTGATTGAGTAGTTTCCGTTCATTACTAACTTGATCTTGTAGCCACTTAGATTGCTGACCGTAGTCACTGACATAGCTTTGTTTTAAGCTGGTACTCATTTTTCCCCAATCTGTGGGAACTCCCATTGCTAAAAACGCTTCGATGGCATCTCGCATAGGGTCGACAGCTTCCGCAGCCATCTGATACGCCTTAGCCTCTTTCACGGTGGCCTGATCCAGATATAGCAGTTCACCATTCCTAAACCAGCACATGGCCTCCGCCAATACTTGAAGCATGTAATTCTCGTCCGGGTGCCATACATCTAGCTTAGCCTTGTTGACCCCACATTTAATTGGATAGAAGCGCCGTTCACCGGTCGCGTCCTTTAAATAGTCGGTTTGGTTAGTCGTGCCAATAAATACGCATTTACGCGGGTGTGGCAACGCATAGCGGCCGTAACTATTCCGATATGTGTCGGATTGTGCACTAATAAAATTTTTAATTCCCTCAACGTCCGTTTTTTTCATGGCGGAAAGCTCGGCAACTTCAATAATCCAACTACCTTGTAACTGTTGATAATCGTCTTTCTGCTTCCCCATTCCTTTCAACGAATCATTGAATTTATCTGGGTATAGATTCTTACCAGCCGTACTCTTGCCAAGTCCTTGGCTTCCCTCTAAGATAGGGACAATTTCAAACTTAACTCCGGGAACATAGGCCCGGGCAATAAGACCAGTTAGCCATTTCTTAGTGATGGTGCGGGTGTAGTGATTATCTTCGGCACCTAAGTAATCAATGAAATAACGTTCAGCACGTGGCTGGCCGTCCCATTCTACCGCTTCAATACGATCCTTAACCGGATTGATTGTCTTGCGGCGTGCTTCTGTAACTACCGCGTCGGTAATGTTTTCCTTACTGAATAACAAGTTGTAATGATCTTCAATATAACTTCTCAATAACGTGTCATCACTATCATTCCAAAAACCTTTTTTGAACAGTGAATTGTCTGCTTGTGGTGTTTTGACAATTTGTTCCGAGAACTCGTCAAAGACAACTAGTCCTTTCAACATTTCGTCATGTTCCATAATTAAACGGATATTGTAAAGAGACTGTGTTTTGATCCCATCGTCAGAATTTTTTTGAAATCATTCTGCCAATCAGCGTCACATTGCATTTTGATAACATTATTGGCCGCTTCTTGGGTCTCTGCTGGTAAATCCATTGCTTTGCCCATTAATGAACCCCCTTACTCTCTCGTTTTAAAATGGATTGAAAAATCACATTAACTTCCTTGCTTGGTAGTGCCGGATCAACGAACGAATCATTGATCACTGACAGCATGTTATAGACTGTCTTGGGAGCAGCACCGACGCCAAACATACGACCAGCAATTTTAGTTAACCAAGCGTTGCGATTACCTTGGGTTGTCCCAGTTACCATTTCATCTAACAAGCGACCGGTATACTTCTTTTGGCGTGTAGCATAGGCACGTTCTGACGGCCAGTTCACTTTTTGCCCCGTCAACTTATCGACTAACCATCGAGGAGCCGGCTTAATATCCGCCAAGGTTCGACCATCTAAAGGAGCATACGGTTTACCATTAATCTCGCTTGGTGCGATCACCGTGAAGTCGCTTAACAAGTCAATCCCGGGCCAAACGTCAATTTTGCGAATCTTAGCACCCGCGTATTTAAAAAAGTAATGGACGCCGCCGTTAGCCGTCCGTTCAATGTAAGTATCTTTCGGCAACGTCAGCCCTTGCTTAAATAGTTGTACCAAGCTAGTCCGACCGTTTTTAGTTGGCTCGTGCATATCAATGTCGACAACCAATAAATCAGATAAATCTAGTCGCAAGCCTAAATTGTAAATTGGGTGCTTTTCGAACCATGCTAAGATGGTGTTCTGGTCACTAGTTGCGGCTTTGTAGCCGGCCACCCCTTTAGGTGGTTTCTTCGTGTTTTCAATCAGTGGATAAACCGCATAGCCTCGTTGGGCCAGCTCAATGGCTTTGTCAAGCGTTGCGAACTCTTTCATTTTTCAGCACCACCTAATCTTCGGGATAAATGTCATTGCTAACTGCCATAATCGAATCAGCAACATTTTGCATGTTTTCAACAACGTTTCCAGCGCGGTGGTCTGCGAAAAATAATCGTCCTGCCCATACATTTCCTTGATTAACTGAAGCAGACACCATATCTAAGTAGTCAATCGCCATTTGCAGATTGTCACGTGCCACTGATAAATTCTTAGCTTGTTCCACTAATTCTTTATTTGTCATTTTCCATTCTCCTTATTCGTGTTAAAATAAGGGAAAGCATATTTTGATTAGTTTTCTTCGACCTACTACTCGGCAAAGTAAAGTAGGTCTTTTTTGTATGCTTTCCCATGCGACTGACCTCACATTCCAAAATACCGACGCGGGTTCTTGATTAACTTAACCACCACGTTGCCAACAAACGACACAATCATAAACTTGATTGCCCATAAGATTGTTGTTGCTATCATGAAATCACCTCCTTAAAATTATTCTGCCCCCGCACGGTGCAATTAAATTGTTTTTGAGGCTAAATACTTATCTAGCTCTTTGCGTTCAATGCGTTTTAGTCTACCAATGCTAGTTACCTTTAAACCGTCATTAATCATCTTGTAGACTGTATTCACACTACCAATGTGAAGCTCTTCCATCACTTGCTGATAAGTAAGCCATTGAACTTCTGCTCTATTCATAACTTTTTCTCCTTTTTGGTTTCTTATATGAAACTTTTTTAAATACAAAGTTTCATTAACAATACTAAAGATACAATAGATTTCATTCAGGGTCAAGTATGTGATACTATATATTTTGAAAGGTCTCTAAAACGAAACTGAAAGAGGGTATAATAATTGAATCCCATAAAAGAACGCATGCTCAATTTGAATATTACATTTACTGAGTTACAAGAAGAGACAGGTCTATCTAAAGCCACTATCGCTAGATTAATAAAAAATGATGAAATACCTGATAATACTAGGCTCTCTACTTTGAAAACAATTTCACATCATTTAGAATGCCCTGTATCTGATCTATTATCATCCCACGTTCCTAGCTACTCGTTATCTTCTCCAACTGTAGTAAAAAAAGCATTGCGCAATGAAATTGATAGTATTACATTTTCATATAAAATTTCTGTGAATTTTGGAACTATGAATAATTCAAGGTTTAAAATAAAGTTTTTCCAAGATACAAGAACAAAAAATCTGACAAGACTAGTAATATCTTTGGAAAAAGATTCGTATTCAATGATTGGCTACTTAATATCTAACAACTATCAAAAAACATTGATGGACATGATCACAAACATGATACAAAGCTGTCCTTATGAACTAAGTGAAACAGATAAAAACAACGCGTTAACCTGTGATTTTAATGCATTTTTCAACTCTGAATTTTTAGCATTTAGTACTTTTATTTTTGATTTTACAGATTCTAGTAAATCCCATTTTGTGCGTCTTATTTTTAAATGA